ATAAACCAAGCCAAGAAAGGGCTAACACTATGATCACCGAATCCAAGCTGATCCTTCCCAAGTGTGACAATGAAGGCTATTCGTTGCATAACGAAGCCGCCATGATTGAGACCGCAATTCTGCAACAGTTTGGCGGATACAATATCGCTGAATCCAAGGGCGCATGGCGTGACGACAAGACGGGCAAAGTCTATCGTGATGAATGCCTGACCTATACCATTGCAGCAGAATGGTCGCTACTGGACAACTGCATCTGGATGCGTCAAATCGCTAGCTATGCCTGTGCAATCATGCAACAAGAGTGCGTCTATATGTGCCTTGACGGTCAAGTTGAATTTGTGGAAAGCTACATCAAATAAAGCTTGACTTAGTGTAGGCTTTAGTTAAAGCTAGAGCCTATCCATAAGTCAATACTAAGGAACTAAGATCATGTATAGCTATCGCATAAAGCTTACTGTAACATACTTGCCTAATCAATCTGTGCAAGTGTTTTACTGGAACAGGGATGAACAGCTTTGGGCGGATGAAGAGGGCGGAAACTTGTATCCTACAGCAAGGGGCGGCAACATAGTGCTTGACAAGCTATTCCGTAAAGCTTCCTATGATCCAGAAGAGAGAAAAGAGTTTACGCTCTACACGGCATACAACTAAGGAACTACGATCATGTATCAGCGCGACTGCATAGCTATCAGTAACCACGCACAAAGCCATGCCCAAGGTTTGCTTGATGTTATGGCATTCACGTTCTGCACCATCCAAACGCCTCTCAAGCGGTGCCATGCACAGATGCAAGATATCCGTGTCAATGGTGCTGAGGCTTCCGCTTTGTGGGGTGCTAAGCGTAGTGGCTATGAATATGCTGTGGCTAATTTGCAACAGTTGCATGGTGATATGCTGATGCACCTTGACAATGGTGACGACGTTAAAGCTATGCTTACCATGCTGCAGGTGCCTTGCTTGGGCTTAGTCAAGGCTGGCTTTGTGTGTCAAATGTTTGGCTTTGATGTTTCGTGCCTTGACACGCATAATCTTAAGGCGCTGGGCCTTGATGTTAAAGATGTTAAACTTGACGCTAAATTGTCTCTTGACAAGCGTATCAACAAGGTGCAAAGCTACATCAAGCTGACCAGAGATAACGGCGGTGCTGAGTATTTTTGGGACTTCTGGTGCAATTATGTCGCATCAAAGGGCGGCCTCAACAAAGGGCTTGACAGTGGCGACATTGTTAGTGCATACCATGTTAAGTGTGTTATTGAGTAACTAAACCTAAACTCCATGCCTATAGAAAGGGCTAAACTATGTTCGCTATCGTTGCAACCAAACCGCTGAATGACAACACCAAGGGCTTCCGCTACAACTTCTTTGGTATCAAGGGGCTGGTGCGTGTCCGTAAGATCAAAAGCCGTGGCTTTCGTGTGGAGCAAGGCAACTGCATGGTCAAGCTGCACCTTGGCAAAGTCACGATCTACAAGGAATTGAAGCTGAACAAAAAGACGCCACGCATCTTGCAACACTTCGCTGGCTAGCTTTAGCTAGTAGTGGGTAAGGTGTAACTATAGTGCCACTATCTCTCTATCTCATTACTTGTACGAGTAGAAACAGATAGTGGCATCAGTAGCTGCATTGTAAGGGAGAAACACAAATGCACGTATCCAAACGCGACCGCTCTTTTCAGCGCCCTGATAAGCGTAGCATGGGAAGCGTCAAGATCAGCAAGGCTTTTGCTTTCGCTATGAAAGATGCACTTGACACGGATAAAGCTACGGCTTACAAGCAACAAGACGGAAAGAAGTACGGCAACAGCAAAGGACACTACGATCATGGCTAAGAATCTGTTTGGCAAAAGTGTAAAGCTTGAAGCACCCTACGCTATCTATCGTGGCTACGGCCCCTTCGGTGACACTGAGGTGCGGGTGCTTAAGACCTACCAAAGCGTTGACAAGGAACGCAGCAACCCCTATGCTCGGTGGATGGTTGCAGTGAAGTCTGACTTTACTTACGGCAGCTACGACATGGGTGACAGCTACATCAAGGAAGCTATTATGGGCTTGACTTTGGTTGAAGCTACTGATGAATGGAAAGGGGCGTACAATGTTTAAGATCGGTGACAAAGTGGTGATGGCTACTAATACCAGTGGCACTATTCCTGTAGGCGCAAAGGGTGTTGTGCAAGACATGGATGAAGGGGGAGTATACACCATTATAGTTGACTTTGGTGACACCCTTTCACGTCAGGGCCATCGTATAGGCAGGGGCTGGCGCATGGCAGAGAGAGAGCTTGAACATGATTACGCTTGAAGCAGGAAAGCGTTACGTCCGCAACGATGGTGTTGTGACTGGTGTTATGGCTGAGTGGTACCGTAATGATTATGTAACGGACCCCAACACAGGCAATTTGTACACTACTGGTACAGGATGCCGCTACAGTAAAGACCCTTCACATCCCACGTCAATCAGCCACGAATATAAGGAGAACAATGAAGTGACCGCACAAGATACCACTTTTGTTAAGACTGTGACGCGAAAAGAGATTAGGTGGCAAAAGGACGTGAACCCGAAGCAGCTTGGTTACGCTCGTATCTCTGTTGTGCCTGATGGTGACAATCAAGTTGAAATTGTCATTGGCGCAGCTTGGAACACTAAGCAAAGCAACACCTTTGACAAAGAAAGCTTGACAAACCTTATTGCTGAGCTTACTGCTATTCGTGACGCTTTGAAGTAACAACCAACACACACAAGGAGAACACAACTATGACTAAGTTTAACATTGGCGACAAGGTGAAGATCAGCGCACAAGGTGCAGCATATTGGGGTGAATGGTGCGCTGGGCCTGACGACATGTATAACCCTACCAATGATGTAGGTACTGTGTTTGAGCACTGTGATCCTCCGTATCTTGACTTGACTACTCGTGTTTGCTGGTCTAATGGTGTGACCAATAGCTACCACGACGAAGACCTTGACTTGGTAGTGGAACAGGAGTAACAACACATGGCACAGAAGTTTGCAGTAGGCGACAAGGTTCGCTTCTTGGTGTATCAAGACGCTCATGATCTTGAAGGCAACGACATTGAAGTTGAAGTTGGTGAGGAGGGCGTAATCATTGGTGTTGACATGAGCAAACCCTATTCCTACAGTGTCGCAGTAGCAGGAAAACCAGTTGAACTTTGGGATGATGCAGCTTGGCACATGCTACCACATGAACTTGAACTTGTAGCTTAAGGAGTAACTACTATGCGTCAACAACAGTATGAGCAGGCACTGAAAGAAGTACGTGCAGCTTTGAAAGAGGGGCAGCGTATGGAAATGCCGTATTTCTATTCTGATATCGCTATTGCCCTAATTGACAAGGTGTTGAAGAAAGTTGAAGATGAACGTGGCGCATCAATTCGTCGTGATGTAGCTAACAACTACAGCGGTCAGTAACAAGCACTACGATCATAGCAGCATAAGGAGATATAGACATGACTAAAGAAATCAAAGTTGGTGACACCGTTATCTATAACGGATATGAAGCTTTCAACGGATATGATGGAGTTATCAACATTGGACAGATTGGTGTTGTCAAATACGTTGAAGCTTTCTGTGAACCGTGGACACATCTTGTTGACTTCGGTGTTGGTGGTGTGCCTAAAGGTACGACTATTCCTGTTGATGATGCTGTGCTGGCTACGCTGGATATCTCTGGCCTTGAACCTATGGAACCCGAAGCTGAAATCAATCTGTATGAAGGAGAAGCACAATGAGCAATTACAAGTTTAACGTAGGTGATCGCGTCGAAAGCCACAACACTTGGGACATGCGAGAGTTTGGCAAAGTGATGCAAGGTGTTGTGGTAGAAGTAATTGACAATGATCCACTGTATCTTGCTTTCGTAGAAACAGCTGCACCCTTTCGTGTTCTGCTTGACGGTGTAACTGATCTTGGGCTATACTCTGCTGATGAACTGAAACTGGTACAATAGGAGAACAAATCTATGTCGTATACGTTGAAAGAAAGCATCCAAGCTGATTCCATTAAGCGGCTGCTTGCTGGCGCTGATCCTGTAGAGTTGCTGTTTGCATTCCGCTTTGCTTCAACTGAGGAAGGTACTAACTACTGGTATGAACAAGTTGAAATGGATGTGTTGACGGATGAAGTTGTGCAGAAGCTGAAAGATATGCTTGCACTTGTTGGTGAGAAGGAGTAACACTATGTTCAACGTAGGCGATAAGGTTGTGTATGTGGGTGACGACTACAAGTTTGACAAGCATGAAGTAGCAGAAGATAACAGGGCGCATGGTATTGTGGTGGAGGTTGATAATGATCCTACACGTACTGCTTGGACTATGTATGCTGTAGCTTTCAATAACATTGAAGCACCTTACAATGAGCTATACTGCTACACTGAGGAGCTTATGCGTGAAGAAGCAGCCAAAGAAACGGAACCTAATACACCGTGATCTGATGCTGCGCCTAAGTATGCTATGCGTGTTGTAGCTTCAAAGGTTAAGCGTAAGTATCGCAAACGCAAACACAAGGATTATGTAGATGGAGGGTGAACTATTGCTTTGCTACAAAGATATGACGTTCTGCCAAAGTGACTGCAGCAACACACGTTGTCACAGAAACTTCTCGCCGGAACAAAGGGCTAACGCTATCAAGTGGTGGGGTGATGACACTTTCCCTGTTGCACTCACTCCCGCTTTTCGTGTAGACTGCCCTGACTATGAACTTCCTGTTAACATGAAGGAGATTAACGATGTTGAAGCTTAAAGTTGGTGATAAAGCTGTGGTGTACGACAACACAGGTGATCACGAATTTGAAATGGGTACTGTGGTACGGATTGTTGAGCTATGCGAAAATGAAGGTATTCCTGACCACTACTTCGCTGTACCTGAAAATGAAGAATTTAAGGGCAGCTACATGGACAGTGATGGCTGGTGGGTGGATGACGATGAAGTGTTCGCTCTTACGCAGGAAGAAGTAGCAGACATTGAGTGAAGCACTAGCGCCCCTTATGTCACTGACTCTTATGGGGCTATACATATATTCGCTTGGAGTTTTTAACTGATGGTGGTACAACATAAATATGAGGAGCGAAGCTACGCTTTCTACAACACAGAAGGTCTTGTATCTATTGCTAAGCGTAAAGCAGAAGTGGTAAACAGTATAGAAGAAGCTGAGTGGATGGAAGAAGACGTATCGTCCCTGTACGCTGAGCTTGAAACAATCAAACGAGACATTGCTGGTGGTGCTACGTACTACCCAATGTTTTAGCTAGGAGTAACAACACATGACTACGCAGACGCTTAAGCTTAACGTAGATCAAGACACTACGATCATGGTGCAGATTAGTCACAGTGAAATGGATACTGATACATTCATTGATGAAGCTGTTGACATTATCCGTACCTACGAATATGATCCTGATCACTACCACTCTGTTAAAACTGAAACCACACAATATTGAAGGAGAACACTAAATGAAACTAGAAGCTGGCAAAAAGTACAACACCATTGGTGCAGGGGTTGGTACTGCTAAGCGACACCCTAAGTGGGATGATGTAACTGCGCTATATTTTGATGATGAAACTCCTGATGCGCCTATCTACTACTATGATGCAGATGAAGGTCGCAGCAATATCTCAAACCTAAACATCAAGTATAACGTTACAGGCGAATACACTGAACAGGAGTAACACTAAATGAAGATTGAAGTAGGGGAGACATACACAACTGTAGGTGGGTGGCTTGCCACTGTAAAACTACAAGACTCCTGTGGACACTTCTACGTACATCATAAAGTCCCAAATGGAGCATGTTTTATGTGGCACTACCCCGATGAAGAGGGACGTAGCAATTTAAGCCGCAAAGGTAATACCAGATTCGATTTGATTGAAGAATACACTGAACAGGAGTAATACTACATGAAGCTACCACGAAACGTAACACGATACAAACTTAGTAGTGGTGGCTTCATGTATCGCTTTAACCCTACGCAAGACTTGGTTGACAACAGGATTGTTGAACGTAAAAACTTAGGCTCAGATAAGCGTAAAGCACTGTCTGATGCAGCAAAGCTAAACCGCCTCATTGACGACTATAGAGCAGGCAAAATAGCTGGTGCTATGCCTAGCCCCAACACCAAGCTGCAGCAGCTAGTGACAGCCTATTATGCTAGCAATAAGTTTAAGGCTTTGGCTAACCACACACAGATCACTTATGAGTATGCTTTGCGTGACTTGTGTAATGCTACGTATGAAGGTAAACGCTTAGGTGACATGCGTATGCAAGACATTGGAGTTAAGCATTGCAACCATGTGTATCAGCAGTGGGTGACTAAGGGTGTTACTACAGCTAACAGCAAGCGTCGAGTGTGCAGCGTTGTGTTTAACTTCGCAATGAAGCTTGAGGCTATCCAGCGTAACCCGATGGCGCTTGTTGATGCTGTTACTTCAAAGACACGTAAGGTGATGTGGACTAAGCCGCAGATTAAAGACTTCTTGACTGTAGCTTACAGTGACTTTAGGTATCGCAGCATCGGATTGATTGTGCATATGGCATATGAGTGGTGCCAGCGTGTAGGTGATATGCGTACACTGACTTGGGATAGCATTGACCTTGAAGCCCAGCGCGTTACCATTACGCAAAGCAAGAGAGGTGCCACTGTTCACTTGCCTATTACTGCAGGCTTAACTAAGATGCTGAAACAACAGAAGCAAGACTTCCAGCAGTACACGGACTACGTTGTACCACATCACAGATCATCCGATAATGCTTGGCGTTGCTACACACCGCAACAGATAGCTGCACTTGTGAATGAGGTGAAGGAGAAAGCAGGACTACCAGTGGAGCTTAAAGCTTGGGACTTGCGTAGAACTGGCATCACTGAATTAGTTGAAGCTGGTGTTGACATACTCAGTGTGATGCAAGTTAGTGGGCATTCAAGTCCGCAGAGTGTTAAGCCTTACTTGGTCAATACTTTTGAAGGTGCAAAGAATGCACTGTCACACAGAGAAACAATGGAGTTGTAACATGAATGAAGATGGTAGTGCTTTCTTTTTAGGCTGTATCGTTGGTGCCGCAGTCGCTGTGTTTTTTACGATACATATTCTTAATGGAGACTGGCATGTTGATCTTATCAATCGTGGCTACGCTATCTATTGCCCTGATGATGGAGGCTTTGCATATAAAGGAGAGTGCGACAAATGAGCAACAGCAAGAATGAACCCATCACAAAGGAGTGGAAGTATGTTAAAAGGAATGTTGACAGAAACGCTCCATCCTCTAAGGAGTAGTAGCTATGTACACTAGCGACTGGATTGAGAATACAGGTGTTATGCCTATGTATCTAACAGAAGACGTTAAGCTTGAAGTTATGTATTCTGATGGTTACACTACTATTGGCTACGATTATGATGATACAGCGTTGTGGAAGCTTGAAGGTAACACTACAGACATTGATGTGTATCGCTACATTTATGCTGGTACATCAATTGAAGAGCAAGAAGATAAAGCCGACAATGAGTACAACAAGCGTAAGGAGGATGGCTACTATGACTGATGAATATCTTATTGCTATGCTGCGTAACAATGTTGGTGTAAGTGAGGCAGCTTGTAGAGCAGCTAAAGCAGCAGCTAAAGCAGCAGCGGACAGGATTGAACAGCTTATTGTAGAGAGGGATGCTGCTACGGCTGCGGCGTATGAGGTGGCGGAGAAGGCTGTAGCGGAAGCCTGTGTGTTTTCCGACGATGATACAGATGGTGAGACTGCCGCAAAGGTTATTGCCCTAGGTCGCGCGGGAAAAGCAATCCGCGCCCTCGAACCGCAGCCCGACCCACGCGACGAGGTGATTGCTCGGCTGGTGGATGCGTTGGCTAAGCTGCGCGACCTGATGTGTGAGGCCATTGAAGATGATGACGGAAATTCAGGATGCGGTCAGTGCGAAAATGATTGTACAGGCTGCATCGCTCACGCCGCCATCGCAGCGGCCAAGGCGGTGCAGAATGACTAACATCACAGATTCCACAGTAGTATATGTATCAAGTAGTAACAATGCAGACTATGTAGAAGCAACACAACATGAAGACTCAGTAATGTTTATTCGTGCCAGTGTTGTTGCAGCCCTGCTATTTAAGGTTGCAACTGGTCCGTATCAAGGCCAAATCATGGAACAATGGATCACAGATGTTATGAATGATGCAGCAGATGCGTTGGTAAAGATCAACTCTAAATAGCCCAAAAGCTATAACTACACAATATCGTTACGAAGCTATATAGGAGCAAAGCAATGAACACAGTACACATTAAACTTGTTGGTAGCTATGAAGCTGAGTGTGATGGCTACCACTTGAAAGCTCGTAACTATGTCAGCCCCATTCCCCCACTAGCACGTAAGCTGTTGCAGAATGGTTACAACGGTAATGATGAAGTTATGGTAACTCGTGGTGACACTGTATGTTTTGCTGGGGATACGCTACAGTGGTGGGCAGAGAAACAGATTAGTGAACCTGAGAATGATAAGCTAGCTGTACGTAAGTATAACTTTGGAGTGGTCACAGATGATTAACATAGCTGACATAGACATTGCAGAAGGTGCAACTAAACGCATGGACTGCCCTTCATGTAAGGGTAAGAACACCTTCACTGTGTCTAAGCTTAATGGTGTAGTTGTATATCATTGTTATAGGGCATCATGTGGTCTACGTGGAGCTTCAATGGTTGGCATGTCAGCTACAGAGATACAGGCTGTGTTACGTAGTAGGAAGGAAGCTGCCGCTAAAGAAGCTGAGCAGGAAGTACCATCTATGGAGATACCAGTAAACTTTAGCTATGACTTGTCAGATAAGCGTGTGCAGGATTTCATTAAGCGATGGGACTTGGAAGGTACGCCTATGCTCTACGATGTTGCTGCGTGTAGAGTACACTTTGTAATTCATAGCGCAAAGGGTCGCATCATTGACACTGTAGGCAGAACGCTACGTGGTGATATACCAAAGTGGTTACGTACAAGTGGCAAAGCAGACTACTACAAAAGAGGTGATAGTAGTGTTGCTGTAGTAGTAGAAGATGCTATTAGTGCTTGTGCTGTAGCTAAGCATGTACCTAATGCTACTGGTTTCGCTCTACTTGGTACTAACTTGAATGATAAACACATTGAAGCATTACAGAAGTATGATAAGGTTGTTGTGGCTCTCGATCCAGATGCTGCACTTAAGTCGCTTGAGCTAGTGCAGAAATGCAAAAGCCGCAGCATTGAAGCTACGGCTGTGAAACTTTATGATGATATCAAGTACTTAGAAGAAGTAGACATTGTTAGGCTACGTGCTATTTGTAGTTAAGCTTGCGGGTACGTTAGTGTAACTATAAGTTATAGCTTCAATGCTTCGCTTAAGCTCAGCATCCCTTTCCCCTCTCCTGATCCTCTCCCAGACCAAGAGTTTTTCTCTCCTCACGCGTAGTTTTACACAGTTTCACTTCCGAGTCAAGCAAAACATTGTATCCGACACAAAATAAGAACAATACTCTTCTTGACACCACTATTTAGGAACAGCGTCACACTCCATGTACTACACCACACCACCACTGTAGTACATCTGCAACACTACACACTGTGACATTTATATCACACTAGCCACCAGCAGCAGCTTTATGCTATAACTGCACACACAGAAACGAAGGAGCAACCACTTGACACAGCAACCTATCGACAACGCCACAGAGATTCGCAATCGCATTCTGCTATCCGTTGCAGCTTATGCGTATGAGTTTGAAGACACCAGCATCATCAGTGACGCAGAGTTTGACGAGCTAAGTAAACGCATCAATCCACAGCATAAGACGGGCAACACAATGCTTGACATTTTCTTTGCAGAAGAGTTTAGTGTTGACACTGGTATGTGGATACGCAAGCATCCTGAGATTCTTAAGTTGAAACACATCTACGACACTGTGTACAAAGGAGAACAACAATGAGTGCATCAACCGAAGGAACGCCTGCTTGGATGTTACGCTTGGAGCAAGCACAATTCCAGCTTAAACGTGAAAACTACATCACTTGGCTGTTGACTAAAGGTGAATACTATGGCATTCCAGACTACGTGATCAAGTCTCAGCTTGAAGCCAATGGTTTTGTAGCTGAACGTGACGTGGTACAAGAAGCAGAAGAGTTGCAACCACCGCAGGAAGAAGTTAAGCGTAAAGCTGGACGCCCACGTAAACAATAAGGAGTAACACATGCCAGATGAACAAATCAAAGCTACATATGAACATCATTGTGGATCAGATTTAACGTGTGCCAATGCTGCACGTGTTAGCTTCGGTAAGCGTAGTAGCATGGTTGAAGATGAACATGGTGTGTGGCGTCTCAAGGAAGGTGATAAGCGTCTAATTCAGTTTCTAGCTAGGGGATACACTGTTGACGACTATACAGAAGCTATGACTCAATTTATTACACTTGGAAATAGTGTGTATAATGGATGGGACTTTGCAAAAGATGAACTAGAGACTATGCTGTGGCAGTTTCGTGATAAAGGTGAACACAAGTCACCATTTAACCACTGCTTTGCTACCTTCGTAGTTGATGCACCACTCTATGTTGCCCGCCAACTTGTAAAGCATGAGTATATGCCTTGGAATGAAATGTCAGGTCGCTACATTGAGCTTGACAACATGTTTACGCCCAGCGCATTCCGTTCTAAGGTTCGTGACAAGAAGCAAGGCTCTGGTGCTAACATTAAAGATGAAGATCACTTTGCACTTAAGGCTTTGTTTACAGAACACAATCACGATTCGTACAAAGCGTACAAAGATGCTATTGCTTGGGGTCTGTGTGAAGAGCAGGCACGAGGGTTGCTGCCACTAAACACTATGACTACTTGGTGGTGGAGTGGTACGCTTGGAGCATTCGCTAAGATGTGTCGCTTGCGCTTGGCACCTGATGCACAGTATGAGTCTCGACTTGTAGCGCAGCAAATTAGCAACAAGATGCAGGAACTTTACCCTGTAGCATGGTCTAGTCTTGTGTTGAGGGAGTTTAACTGATATGAGTGACGCACAAGTTACAGATATGGTAGTGCTTAGTGTGGCACAATTGCAACACCTTAACGCTTTGTTTGCACAGAACCCAGAAGCAACTCATGTAAACATTTGTGAGAAGGAGGATAAAGACGGCAACTATTGTGCAACTACGGCCAAGATTGGCTTCACAGAAACAAACAAGAAAGGCAAAAACACTGTGCGTTACCTTGAAGAAGTACGGCTATTTACTGATGTGGAATAACAAATGCTGACACTTATTGGACTAAGCGTTGTAGCTCTAGCTATTGGCGTAGGCGTAGACAAGATTATCAAAGTAGCATCGCAGAAAGTTGATGCACACAAAAAGGAGAACGAGAATGAGTAATGGTGTTGTTGGGGCTGCAGTCGGTGCAGTAATCGCAGCTATCGTGGGTATCACTGTGTTGGGTGGTAGCTGGTACACTGTGGATGCAGGCTATCGTGGTGTTATCACTCGCAATGGTGCTTTGGTTGGCACTGCTGAGCCGGGTCTTGGCTTCAAGATGCCGCTGATTGATGGTGTACGAGATATTAGTGTTCAGTCACAGAGCCGTGATTACGTTGAAGTCTCTTCTTACTCCAAGGATCAACAGACTGCACTTCTTGCTATGACTATTAACTACCGCATCCCTGCTGACAAAGTTGAAGAAGTGTATGTGGAGTATGGTAGTGAAGATGCCATGCTGTCGCGTTTGCTTGATCCCAAAGTATACTCTGTAGCTAAGACTGTGTTTGGTAAGTACAATGCAGTCGCTGCTATTCAGGAACGCTCCCGCTTGGTGTCAGACATTCAAACAGCAATCACGGACAGCGTTAATGGGCCAATCATCGTTGAGTCTGTGCAGCTTACTAACATCGACTTTGATATTGTGTACGAGAAAGCAATTCAAGATCGTATGACTGCAGAAGTAGAAGTGCAGCGGCTGCAACAGAATGCTGAACGTGAGAAGGTTCAAGCACAGATTGTTGTGACTCAAGCACAAGCACAAGCTGATGCACAACTTGCTGCTGCTAAAGCTAAGGCTGAATCGTTGACGCTGCTTGGTAACGCAGAAGCTGATGCCATTCGTGCTAAGGGTGCAGCATTGCGTGATAACCCTGCACTTGTTGATCTGACTAAAGCTGAACGCTGGAATGGTGTGTTGCCTGTGACTATGTTGCCTAACACTGCAGTACCTTTCATTGAGGCTAATAAGTGACAAATAAGTACCTGCATCTAGTTAATGCTGTACAAGCTATGGAGAGAGTGCTGCATCACACAGCCTCTCTACCAAGTGTAGACGATAGAGACATTTACTATGAAGCTATCAAGCTATATGATAAGCTTCGACACCTTAAACGAGAAGAGGAAGACAAGTGAGCAATGAACTGGCGCTGATCCGTACGCTACAACAAAAAGACTTCTACGATACACACAAAGGCATTCGTTGCCCCGACACACTGTTTAGCAAAGACATTCGTAAGATTAAGCAGACGCTAGACTACGCAATGAAGACGTTTGAACGTGACGTTACTGTAGCTGAACTTGAGGCGCTATTCTTTGCTCACAACAGTAGCCTCACCACTGCTACACGATTGGTATATCTTGATCTGTTTTCTAAGCTCAAGAAAGAGCATCCGATGCACGGACAGATCGCAGAAGAAGTTATGTCTAGACTGTTTCAACAGGTAGTTGGTGAACAGGTTGCATCTATTGGCTTCGATTATGTGAATGGCACAGAGACTAGCCTAGAGCCTCTGCGTCAACTCATTGACTTCTACGGTGACGACTTCCTGCCAGACATTAAGATTGATTGGGAAGACATGACTATTGATCACCTACTTAAGATGAATGGCCTTGAAGCACAGTGGAAGTTTAATATTCCGTCTCTGCGTAGGCGTATTGAGGGTGTTAATGGTGGGCATCTAGTGATGTGCGGTGCTCGTCCTAATGTCGGAAAGTGTCTGCGTAAAGGTACTAAAGTTATTATGGCAGATACTACTCTTAAAAAGGTAGAAGACCTCGTTGTAGGAGATATTTTGCATGGGGTAGGTTCATCCAAAGTAGCGGTTACGGCTCTTGGTAATGGCGTAGAAGAGCATTATAGAATTACTCTACGGGATGGAAGCTTCTTTGAGTGTAATGCTTCTCATATCCTTAGTCTTAAGCGCAGCAAAGAAGAAGGTAAACATAAGCACGGAGATATCCTAAATGTATCCGTATCCGAATATCTGCAGTGGCCACCTAGCAGAAAGACTCGCTACTCTGCATGGAGACAACCTACTGCAGGTACAGAGCAGAAGCTTCCTATGCACCCTTATCTACTTGGTGCATGGTTAGGAGACGGTACCTCTTCAAAGGCGCAGTACACTATCGCAGAGAAGGAGCTAGCTACAGTAATAGACACTCTGGTACAAAACAACTATAGTAACTTACACCTAAAGGATGCAGAGTATGATAAGCTTGCATGGGATGTAGTAGGAAAGGGTACTAAATGTGACAGATTTAGCAATAGAAATGGCTTTGTTGAAGCGCTTCGTAGTATGAATGTTATAGATAATAAGCACATCCCAGAACAATACTTCGCAGCTACCTTTGACCAGCGTGTTCAGCTTCTGTGTGGTCTACTAGACACAGATGGATACTATAAGAATGGTATCTATGAAATAACGCAGAAGAATGAAACACTAGCGACTGGTATAATTAGACTGGCGCATTCACTAGGCATGGCAGCTTCTATTAAAATCAGCAATAAAGCTTCTCAAAACGGTACTTGGGGTGTATACCAACGTATGCGTATTAGCCCCGGAAAAGTAGAAGTTCCGTGTGTACTGACACGTAAGCGTCATGTCCCAAACGCTAAAACTAGGGACTCCTCAATGCAGTGTTTTACTGTAAAGGCTGTTGGTAAGCAGGAATATTACGGATTTACGTTGGATGGAAACAACCTGTTTATGGTAGAAAATAACATTGTAACCCATAACACAAGCTTCCACGCTTCACTTATTGCTGCTGCTGGTGGCTTTGCACATCAAGGAGCTAAATGCTTTGTGTTGTGTAACGAAGAAGCTGCACACCGTGTTGGTGCTAGATATCTTACTGCTGCATCCAACATGACTATGGAAGAAATCAAAGAGAACCCTGCACTAGCAGCATCACGTTATGCCAAGATCAAAGACAATGTGCGACTAAAAGATTGCACGGGTCGTGACTTGTCTTGGGTTGAATCTCTGGTTAAGACTGAACGTCCTGACATTCTTGTGCTAGATATGGGTGACAAATTTGCAGCACGTAGCAGCGACAAGTCTGATGTGTACTTGAAAGATGCAGCTATCTATGCTAGAAACATTGGCAAGGAGTATGGCTGTGCTATCTTCTGGATGAGTCAGCTTAGTGCAGATGCGGAAGGCAAAGTCATGGTCAACATGTCTATGATGGAAGGATCAAAGACAGGTAAAGCTGCCGAGTCTGACTTGATGCTACTGCTTAGCAAGAACCAAGTAGTTGAAGGCTCAGAAGATGAAGACACGCAGCGTCACATCAACATTGCAAAGAACAAGCTTAGCGGATGGCACGGCATTGTACACTGTGAGCTAGACGGAGCACGAGCAATTTATCAAGCATAAGGAGAACAACTAATGGCTACTGTTAAAATTACCTACAAACCGGGGGAATATACCTGTGGTGATGGCTGCTGCACTAGTTTGGGAGTAGACGCTACCGTTACTGTTGGAGCATTCACGTACAACATTGAAGCGGGGGATGAAGAAGGTGTGCTTCGTGACTTCATTGAGAAACACTACGGTGATGCTGTTGTGACTGATTATGAGTATTAAGAAGAGGATGAAGATTATGAAGCCACGCTATGAAGACCCTAAGTGGGCAGTAGTAGTTTATGCACCTGATTGGGAAGATGATCTTGCTGTAGAAACACCCAATGCAGAGTTTAACCATTACATTAGCGGTAAAGCTTTGTATGAGTGGCTCAAAGATATCTACGAGGAAAAGCAGAAGGAGTAACAATGACTGAGTATATTCTAGACGTTGAGAATAGTACCACTACACACCACGACAAGCTGCACCTTGATCCATTTGAAGCAGCTAACACTCTGACTATGGTTGGTATGCAACGTGTAGATGATGCTAGGAAGTTGATGCTTCCATTTGACCACGAAGAAGCACAAGACACCACAGGTGCTAACCACAAGCGTATTCAAGCTGCACTAGATAAGTGTACACTACTAATTGGTCACAACCTTAACCATGACTTGATGTGGCTGTGGGAAAGTGGCTTCAAGTATGATGGCCCTGTGTATGACACAATGCTTGGTGAATATCTGCTGCTACGTGGCTTAGACGAACCGCTGTCACTTGAAGCTTGTGCTATTAGACGTAAGCTACCTGTGCAGAAACAAGATACACTTAAGGCACACTTCAACTCAGGTGGCACCACTAGAAACATGCCACTAACAGAGCTTACAGAGTACCTTAGCTTTGACCTTGGCACCACTAGGGAGCTATACCTAGCGCAGCTAAAAGACTACAACAGAGAAGACTCCAAATCACTTATACCAGTGCGTACTACAACTATGCAAACATGTGTTGTGTTGACACGAATGTATTGTAACGGTTTTGCAGTTGATCGTGAAGCATTGGCAGAAGTTAAGCTTGAGTTTGAGACAGAGCTAGCACAGATAGAAGAACGTCTGTATAAGCAAGTGCGGATACTTATGGGAGACACTCCTGTTAACCTCAACAGTCCAGAACAAATGTCTCAAGTTGTGTTTAGTTGTGCATTAAATAACAAGAAGGAGTGGGTGCCACTATTTGAGCACACTAAGACAGATGCTGAGTTTAAGGCTGCAGTTAAAGCTAACACAAAGCCTCTGTTTAAGACTGTGGCATATCAGTGTCCTGTGTGTGAGGGCAGGAAGTATGTACACAAGATTAAAGCTAATGGGCAACCATATGCTAAACCCAATAAGTGCAAAGAGTGTGATGCCAATGGCTTCTTGCTTCGTAACACAAAAGAGTTGGCTGGGCTTCGCTTCTCAGCACCAAACAAAGATTGGGTTTCAGCTAACGGCTTCTCCACAGCTAAAGATAATCTGTCTACACTAATCGTTGTGGCTAAGCAAAACAAGATGGATGAAGCGGAACAGTTTCTGCTTGATCTGCAGCGCATGAGTGCTGTGTCTAGCTATCTCTCTAGCTTCGTAGGTGGCATTGAAGCTTACACCAAAGCTGATGGGCTACTACACGTAGGTCTTACACAACACATTACTGCAACGGGTCGCTTTAGTGGCCGTAACCCTTAACAATATCAGGGGTTAATAAACTCTGTGAACTCAGGGGAAGCCTAGAACAGGTAATCCTGAGCCAAGCTTTAGCAGTATACTGCTTTAGAAGGTGCAACGACTATCCAGCAATGGAGTACACTCAAGTGAGTGGAAGCGCAGAGTATCGTGTGTAACATCACGGTAATGATATAGTCTCCTCTACATAGGGATATGTAGCAGCTAAGTAGCGGGCTAGAGTTAACGACTCTAGTTGAAGATAAAAGAATATGCAGAACATGCCACGAGGAGGTACATTTCCAGTCAAGAAAGCGTTTAAGTCGCGCTGGGCTGGTGGTAAAGTTATGGAAGCTGACTTTGCACAGCTAGAGTTTCGTGTTGCTGCTTATTTGGCACAAGACGAATTGGCTATGGAAGAAGTGCGTACAGGCTTCGACGTTCACAGTTACACAGCAAAGGTTATCACAGATGCAGGAGAAGACACTACACGACAAAACGCTAAAGCCCACTGTGTAACTATGGATGCAGAGGCACTAACTAATCGTGGTTGGAAAAAGTACCATGAGCTTAGTGTTGGTGACTTGGTGTTGACGTATAACCAAGCTAAAGATGAAAACGAGTGGAAGCCTATTCTGGAGCTTGCACACTTCAATGATGAGGAGGTATGGACATATGGACACGCACACTGGAAAGTAACAACTACTCCTAATCATAGGTGGTACGGAAAGCGACGCACTGGTAGGGGCGCTAAGCGGTACTTTATAGATGAGGTGTTTACAGCAGATGCTATCACTACGGAGCATTCAATTACCTGTGCAGCACCTTGCTACTACGAAGGCACACTTCCACTTACAGCTAAAGAAGCTGCTATTCTTGGGTGGGTACTTTCTGATGGTACTCATAGATGGAGCAAACTTAGTGGCGCTACTTCACAAGGCAGTGACGGTCGTAGGCAAGGTTGCAGCGCATCTATTCTGCAGAAGAAGCAAAGGTATGTAGATGAACTTAATGTGCTACTTGAAGGTTACTACACAAAGATTAACCTAAGAGAAGACGGATGCTACGAGTGGATGCTTAAAGCAGAAGCTTTCCGTGATATCTGGAAGAAGGCACAACTTGACACAGAAGAGCCTGACTACGTGAATACGGTTATCAATATGTCTGTTGCAGCTAGAGAAGCTTTCCTTGACGCTTTCATTAAAGCAGAAGGACACAAGCGAGAACAGGGTCAGTGGCGCATATCGCAAAACCAAGGACCAGAAGCAGAAGCTATTCGTGTAGCTGCTACATTGTGTGGTTATGATACTCGTGTGTCTACTCGTATTAACTACACAGGAAAGCTGCATGATGTTTATACTTTGCGTACACGTAGACACAATGGCTGCATTAAGTTTGAAGTGTCAGAAAAGCGTGTAGCTGATGTGTGGTGTCCTCGTACAGAGAATGGTACGTGGGTTATGCGACAAGGCAAAGTCGTAACTATTACCGGAAATACGTTCGCACCTCTGTATGGCGCTACGGGCCACGGTAGAACGGCTGCTCAAGCTGCTTACTACCACCACTTCATTGAGAAATACGTTGGCATTGCTGCGTGGCATAAGAAACTTGGTGATGAAGCTGTTAGGTTTGAAAAGATCACCATTCCAAGTGGTAGACAATATGCTTTCCCCAACACGGTACGGCGTAAGAATGGCAGCGTAACAAACTTCACTAGGATCAAGAATTATGGGGTACAAGGATTTGCTACTGGTGATATTGTACCTGCTGTACTTGTAGAAATGGCTCGAAGACTAAAAGAAGGAAACTACAAATCTTTGATTGTTAACACAGTACACGACTCTATTGTGTTTGACGTTCATCCCGATGAAGTAGAACTTATGATTTCCTTCATTGATGATATCAACAATAGCCTAAACGACATCATCTACAAAGCTTATGGTGTGGTATTCAATGTGCCGCTTCTACTTGAAGCTAAGATAGGTGACAACTGGCTTAACCAGAAAGACGTTAAGAAAATGTGACTAAGCTAAACAAAAAGCTTGACACAGACACCAATAATGAGTATAACTACTTCTCCGCAAAACGAAACATAGCGGAAAGTTAACAACAAAAGGAAAACAAATGAGTAACGATATCGCACTTCTGAACGACACCTTCGACGCTGGCACTGACCTTGCAGCAATGCTTGGTTTCGCTACTGGTGGTGGTGGTGAACAGCAAAGCACTCTTGCTGAGCTTAAGCAACTCTACAAAGCTGTCAAAGGTGAAATGGAGCACAAGGGTAAGAAAATGACGGTTGAAACTGTCGCTGGTGGTAACTACTCCCTCACCACTGCAGATGGTAAAACGGTATACTCTGACACTGTTACTGTTCGTATCTTCATGCAACGCTACCAGTATCAACGCTTCGAGAAGTACGCTGCACCGATTGAAGGTAAAGACGGTAAGATGTTCCGTTCAGTCATGGCTACCAGCCTCAACAATGGTGACTTGAAGGACAACTACGGTGGCTTCAACTGTGGTCGTCCCGGTGGCTACATCAAGGATTATGACAGCTTGGCGGGGCCTCTGCGTGACATTGTTAAGAATACCAAGCGAGTGCTTCTGGTCTTCGGCTTTGTAACACTTGATAACCCTGTTGATGAAAATGGTAACGCTGTAGAGTTTGCTGGTCCTACGCCTTTCTTCATGCGTATCAAGAATAGCAAGAGCTACAAGAATGTTGAGGGTGTAGCTAAAGCTTTGGCTAAGCTGAACCGTCTTCCTATTCAGTATAATGTGCAGTTTAGCAGCGACAATGTTCCTCTGCCGAATGGTGAGCTTAATCACTTCATTACTGCTTCTCCGCTGTCGCCTGTAGATTTGACTACAGAAGATCAGCAAGCAGTGAAAGACTTCTTGTCATGGGTAGAGTATCAAAATGCTATGATCTTGAAGTTGTGGTCTGCTGCACATGAAGATGATATCACGGAAGAGCAGAAAGAGTTGCTGCAGTCTATGATTAATATCACCAATGATGCTGCGCCTTCGGTTAATGATGACGATGAAATCCCGTTTTAAGGAGTAGTAACATATGAACCATCCAGCAGAAGTAGCACTTCATATGTTGCTTCAAGCTGTAGCTGCAGGGTCGGGGAGTGTCAGCGATGACATCCTCGACCAAGTAGCCGCAGACGTGAAAGCAGCCCTAAAGAAACAACTTAGTGGTCCTTCTCGTAAGGAAAACTTCTCACTGCGAATGTCTAATCTTGGTCGTCCTACGTGTCAGCTTTGGTTTGATAAGAATAAGCCAGAGCTTGCAACTCCGATGCAACCCTTCTTCCTCATGCAAATGCTGATCGGTGACGTTACAGAAGCTGTGTTCAAGGGTCTGCTTCGTGCTGCAGGTGTGGAGTTTGGTGACTCTGAAACTGTGTTCCTCAAAGTAGGTGATACGGAGATTCGTGGTAGCTACGACATAAAGCTTAATGGTGCCATTGATGATGTTAAGTCAGCGTCACCTTGGAGCTTCAAGAACAAGTTTGACAACTATGAAACACTGGAAGAAGGCGACAGCTTCGGCTACGTTGCACAGCTTGTAGCTTATGCTACTGCAGCTAATGCAGAGGTAGGCGGCTGGTGGGTTGTGTCAAAGAGCAATGGTGAGTTTAAGTATCTCAAAGCTACTCCTAATGTAGAGAAGGTGCTTAAGCAGATTGAAGCTACTGTTAGCTACATCAACAACAATGAACCCTTTAAGCGTAGCTTTGAAGCAGAAGCTGAGACGTTCTATGGTAAGCTGACGGGTAACTTGGTTGTGCCAGAAGCATGTCACTTCTGTAACTACAGATCGTCGTGCTGGACCAATGTACGCACGCTGCCTAAGCTTGTGACTAAAGCTTCAACTAAAGAGGGTGCCATGACTGACTATGTGTATGTTGCACCAGAACACGAAGAGAAGGCGTCTAGTTATGAGTAACGAAAAGGGGACGCGTATCAATGCCACCTACGAAAAAGTAATACGCGATACCTTTGCTGCTAAAGGATTTACTGTTGAAAGCGTACTGCGTTACAATAGTACTATAGCATGTGATATTTCTGATGATACAACTGGAGTACCACTTCATGCAGCATGGAAGTACGTTAGTAATGAAGAAAGTGTAGCGTGTGTTGTAAAACTTGCAGAAGATGCAGCTAAAATGATAGCTTCACGGGCGTGTTCTAATGAAGCCTAATACACAGCGTAAACACGTTGTAGCTAAATATCGCAGTGGCCTTGAGAAAGAGGCTGCTGCTTTTTTGTCTAAGCTTGATGTACCCTTTCGCTATGAAGAGGTTACGATTGAGTGGGAAGATTTAAGCTACAGATCGTATAAGCCAGACTTCATTTTAGACAATGGTATCATCATTGAAACTAAGGGAATGTTTGATGCTGACGATAGGCGTAAACACCTTGAGATAAAAAAGCAACACCCTGAGCTAGACATACGATTTGTATTCAGTAATGCAAAAGGAAAGCTTTACAAAGGTTCAAAGACGTGCTATAGCCAATGGTGTGAACAACATGGTTTACAGTGGGCGCACAGAGTGATACCTCTAGCGTGGCTAAGTGAAGCTGGTACACCAATCACAGAAACAAAGATCAAACTTAAAACACCACGGAAGGATACTCAATGAGTGAAGCTAACAACAACAAAACCAAAGGACTCAAGAAGCTGACCAAAGCGCACAGCATTCCACAGAAACTTGCTAAGGGTGGCAAAGAGTTTGTGCGTGATAGTAGCAAGACTCGTAAGTACAAAGTAGCAGGAGAATGAGCGTGGAGTATGAAGATGATGATGGTGATCCTATCTACTCGCTGATGCTTGTGCCTTACTACGAAGACAACGGCAATCTCAATGTCAAAGTGAGTATGGCTTTTCCTTTTGCAGAAGATGAAGATGATGCGCTTCATGTTCAGATGGTCAGTATGCTTACCCTTCTGGCTACAGCCTTCAAGCTGACACAAGAAGATGAAAAGTTTACTGCAAAGCTCATCAAGAAGTCCAAAGGTATGCTGGAAGACTTTAAGCAAGACATGAAAAAGAACAAAGTGAAACCTAAGCAATACTTGGATGAAGAGAAGAAAGTTGTTAAGCCTAGCTTTAAGGGTAGTAAATGAGTTACTTAGCATCTCCTCCACACGAGCAAAATTTATATGATGAACTGTTTCTTCCTACTCCAATGAAAGCACCACAACATGTTAAAAAAGCAACAAAATCTGATGGCAGTGCTAGCAGCTATTACGACTTTCCTGCTGGTGCTACCACACTAAATGATGTAATGGAAGACCTTGCCGCTAATCGTTGGCATGGTGATGCACTACACCTCAAGGATATCTTCAAAGCTGCATGGCGCTGGGGTGAGAAAGAAGGCACAACCAAAGCCTACGATGCACGTAAGATCATCTACTACGGAGCACGGTTACTGATGCTGTACGCTGGTGTTGAAGCTTTGCGTACCACACTACAATCTCTACTCGATGATAAACAATTCCAAAACAAAGGAGAAGCTAAATGATTAACGCTACCCAAGAAGTCTCTGAGTTCATCCGTGTCTTTGATGCATCCACTGACATTGCTCTGTGGGAACGCCTCATTGAAGAAGAAGTGATGGAGCTTCATGTAGAGCTTACTGCAGACAACATCAATCGTGAGAATGTGCTGAAAGAAGCTGCTGACGTTATCTACGTTGTGACTCCTCTGATTGGCATTGTTGAAGCACTTGGTGATATTGGTCTTGTGTCAGAAGAGCGTATGCTAAAGCTGCAGAAGCTTGTTGAACGTGCAGATAATAAGCTTGAAGTTGCTATTGGTATGTTTGGTGAAGACACCATTGGCGAAGCTGTGAAGCTGGTACACGCAAGTAACATGTCTAAGCTTGGCGAAGATGGTAAACCTATTCGTCGTGATGATGGCAAAATCCTCAAAGGAAATAACTACAAAGCACCTGATCTAAGTGCATTGGTGTAATATGCGTTTCAGTATCGCTGTAGAGATTGAAGTGGATGATGGCAGCAATGTCCTCTCCACCTACACTAAGAACCACGAACAAGACGTAGCGGATGCTGTTGCTAATCTGCTGCATGACCTAGACGATGCAGAAATCTCTGACATTGTTGTAACGAAATTGAAGGACTAAAAATGGCTAAACATAAAGTATCCGCACGAGCAGAGATTCTTACTCGTAGGACGTACAACAGGAACCTCAATGATGAAGGGACTATTTTTGAGACGTGGACACAAACAGTGGATCGTGTTATTGCTCACCAAGAGTGGCTGTGGAAACGTGCAGCTAAAGGTGAACTGATTAGTGATAACTATGCTGAGCTTCAAGAGTTGCGTAAGCTTATGCTAGATCGTAAAATCTCTACGTCTGGACGAACACTGTGGCTTGGTGGCACCTCTGTTGCACAGACCCGTGAAAGCTCTATGTTCAATTGTAGCTTCGGTGAGATTGAAACGGTACACGATGTAGTTGATGCACTGTGGCTGCTTCTGCAGGGCTGTGGTGTAGGGTTTAAGCCTGTAGTTGGCACTCTCAATGGCTTCACTCGTGCTACTACAATTGAGACTATTCGTTCCACTCGCACTAACCGTGGCTTTGAGCACAACACAAACTACTTCTACATTCGTGATGGCTTAAAGGTGTGGGAGCTTCGTATTGGTGACAGTGCAGAAGCTTGGGCTAAGGCTGCAGGTAAGCTGCTGGCTATGAAGGAACCTGTTGACGTTATCGTGCTTAACTACCAAGAGATTCGGCCTGCTGGTGAACGCTTGAAGGGGTACGGATGGATTAGCTCTGGTGATGATCAAATTCATGTAGCATTCAAAGCTATCTGTGAAATCCTTAGTAAACGTGCGGGTAAGCTGCTACGTGAAATGGATATCCTTGATGTGATGAATTGGCTTGGCACTATCTTGTCGTCTCGTCGTTCTGCAGAGATTGCAGTGATGGACGTTGAAAGTGTTGAGATTGATGATTTCATTGTAGCTAAGAAGGACTATTGGCTGCACAACAACTACCATCGTACTCAAAGCAATAACTCCATTCTGTTCCATCACAAACCTTCTAAGTGGGAGCTTCTGCATATCTTCCAAAAGATTCAGGAAGCGGGTGGCTCTGAGCCGGGGTTCATCAACGCAGAAGCTGCTGCTAAACGCGCACCTTGGTTTAAGGGTGTTAATCCTTGTGCGGAAATACTTTTGGGGAATAAAAGCTTTTGTGTATCAGGTGAAACAAAACTTATCACTAAAGACGGTATCACTTCTATTGAAGACGCAGTAGGAAAAAGTATTGAGATTTGGAATGGTAAGCGGTGGGCTAGAGTGACGCCGTTCCAGACTGGCACAAATGACAAGTTGCTGCGTGTTTCTTTTGGAGACGGCTCTTTCCTTGATGTTACTCCTAATCACCGCTTCTTTGTTAAAGATCGTTTTGGTAAAGTATATGAGGAAGTACTAGCAAAAGACCTAGCAAAGCACAGCAAATATACGCTGCATACAGAACCCTTCACTATGGACTACACTAATGGTAAAGAGGTAGAGCATGCCTACACGAAAGGCTTTTATGTAGGTGACGGAAGTGGTTCTTACATTAGTGTGTACACAGAAGAAAAGGCGGCGCTTCCTTTGGCTGGTGTTATGGTAAAAGATGGCGAACAAAACGGAAAACCTAAGTGGTGTGTGCGTTCTCTTCCTTTTGATTGGCAAGAGACTACCAAACTAAAGTCTAATCTTGAAGAAGCATTTACTTGGGATAAGAAAAGTATCATTGAGTTTGTGTCTGGACTAGCAGACGCAGATGGTTCTAATACAAACAGTGGTGGCATTCGTATTTACCAAGCAAGTGAGTCTTTCTGTAGGGACTTGCAGCTTCTTCTTACTAAGGTAGGCATTCGTTCTAGTGTTAACTTTATGACTAGTTCGCCTTCTAACTTTGGTGTACGCAAGCCTGTATGGTATGTGCAAATTAGTAATACCTCTGCTCTTACGTGTAAGCGTCTTTCTTGTGGATACGTAAGCGAAGGAAACAAAGGACAAAACCAAACTATTGTATCTGTGACTCCTATTGAAGGAGAGCACAAATCATTCTGCTTTAGTGAGCCTGAGACTACTAAAGGCGTCTTTGGAAATACTCTTACTGGGCAGTGTAATCTTGTTGAAGTTGATCTAGGGAAGTTTAATGGTGACATTGCTGCCCTGTATCGTGCAATGGAAGTAGCAGCACGAGCTAACTATCGACAGACCTGTGTTAACCTTGATGATGGTGTTCTACAGCGTTCTTGGCATGAGTTGAATGAATTTCTGCGTCTGTGTGGTGTGGGTATCACTGGTATTGTTCGCTGGGAACATGTCAACTATGCTGTAGCTTATTCTGCTATTCGTAACTATGCTAAACTTGGTGCTGATAGCATGGCTGACGAGCTTGGGCTTCCTCGCGCTAAGCTTGTGACTACTGTTAAGCCTTCTGGTACTTTGGGTAAGATCATGGATACCACTGAGGGTGTACACAAACCGCTTGGTAAGTACATCTTTAACAACGTTAAGTTTGGCAAGCATGATCCGCTTGTGCCGCTGCTTAAAGCTGCAAACTACCACATCTTTGAAGTTGAAGGTATCACGGATGCTGTTATGGTTCGTCTTCCTGTGTCGTATGAAGATGTAGCTTTTGATGTAGTAGATGGAGTTGAGGTTAACCTTGAGTCAGCTATTGCACAACTGGATCGCTACAAGCTTCTGATGGACAACTATGTGGATCACAACTGTTCTGTGACTATTAGCTATGACCAAAGTGAAGTGCCAGCTATTGTTGATTGGCTCTTGACTAATTGGGATACTTATGTTGGTGTTAGCTTCATCTATCGTAATGACCCAACTAAGACTGCAGCAGACCTTGGCTACACCTATCTTCCGCAAGAAGTTGTGACTAAGGAAACATTCAAAGCGTACACCAAGACACTGCTTCCTCTTGATCTGGATAAAGCTAACACGCTTGAAGAGCTTGATCAGGAAAGCTGTGCTACTGGTGCCTGCCCCATTCGATAAGGAGTGTAAAGTATGACTAAAGGTGAATACAAAGTAGGAATAGACTTCAATCCTAGCCAAGATGATGTTGTGGGGCGCATTAAGCGTCTCGCAGCAGACTTCATCGACTTGGTTGATGATAACAACAACATGGTGCAGCTACTTTCTTTTGAGACTAAAGAAGACAAGATTCGTGCTGTGGAAGTAGCCCGACTAACAGCTATTGCTCTTACTGACATTGAATCTGCGGCTATGTGGGCTGTTAAAGCTGCGACTAAAGGAGTACCTAAGTAATATGTACTACATCATCACTCGTGAAGACTGCAGCTTCTGTGACAGAGCAAAAGAGTTGCTTAAGAAACGGGGAGACTCCTTTGAAGCACACCTGTACACGGATCATCCAATGATTAAGAAGCTGATGATTCGCGCTGGGCTTGACACTGTACCACAGATTTGGTACAAAGGCACTTACATTGGTGGCTATGAAGACCTTGCACAGTATCTCAAATAGTGGGATAAAGAGTAGTTGACAATGCTGTAGCTTTGTGCTATAACTACTGTACTTGTGGATAGAACACTATTGAACCCTCCGTGGCGTGTGACCGTTGCAACGTAATGGCAACCCTGTATACGGTAAGCAGGATTTAGCTGGTGTCGCATAGCGGCGATTGCACTGCTCTTGTAAGGCAGCATAACACACCGTGAGTTCGAGTCTCACCATCAGCACCACGTTGGTTTAGTGTAGTGGTAACACGGCAATCTCTTGTGTCAGCAAGCTTGACCAAAACTGCAGTCCTTGGTTCGATTCCAAGTTCCTTCGCCAAAGATATCACTAGGAGTTTATATGTCAAGTTGGGACGGATCAGTTGTAAATCCTACAGTTTATGTAGAAAACGGCTTGGAGAGTTGGGTGCTTGACTCTAACGGTAATCCTTATGTTGTAACTAAACGCTACAAGATGGGCTTTGACTTGACTCCTAAAGCACAAAAAGCAGAGACTACACTACAGACACAAAGCATTAGACCATTTATGCTTGTGTTTTAACTTAATAACAGAAACCCTCAATAAGAGTGATTACACTAAATGGCACTAAAGCGAACTACAAAGTACAAGAATGCGGATAGTGAAGCTGCAGCTAAATACGTAAAACTTGTTGCTATGAATGAAAAGCAGCAAGATTACATTGATGCTCTAGCTAACCACGACCAGCTTATTGTGCTTGGACCCTCTGGTACTGGTAAATCATATATTGCAGCTACATATGCAGCTAACTTGTATCTACAGAAAAAGATTCACAAGATTATCATTACTCGGCCTAATGTAGCGGTGGGTAAAGAGTTAGGTCACTTGCCCGGAACACTGGAAGAAAAGTACTCTCCGTGGCTAGCTCCTATTCTTGATACACTAGAGAAGCATCTAGGCAAAGCGGTAGTAGAAACAGCACTAAAGAATGGCAACATTGAAATGGCACCTCTTGCGTTTATGCGAGGACGCTCCTTCGATAATGCGATGCTTCTACTTGACGAGTTTCAAAATACCTCTTTTGAAGAGTTTAAGATGTTCATTACTCGTGTTGGACAGGGCTGTAAAGTTGTTATGAATGGTGACATTAAACAATCTGATATTCGTGGTCACAGCGGTCTAGCTAAAGCTATTGAGTTGGCCAAGAAGTATGACATTGACGCTGCAGTGATTGAGTTTACTCTGGATGATGTTGTACGTTCTGATATCTGTAAGCAATGGCTGACAGCGTTCTACGGAGAAGCACTATGATTAACATGTTAATGTTCTATATCACCACTAAAGAAGGTAAACGTAAATGACACCATATGAAGCTGGCTACCAAGGCTTTACTAAGACACACCGCAATCCGCACCGCTATGGTACTGCTGACCACAAAGCTTGGATTGCAGCTAAAACTGTAATTAGTAACCCCAACAAAGCTGATACACAAGCTTATCGTGAGTGGGAACGTGGCTTTAACGCTGCATACTTCTACAACAAAGATAAGGTCACTAAGCATGAGTGATCAAGCTAAAGCTAAGCAATTCTTTGCTGGACTAGCTGAGTATCTGCAGCCACTGATTGAGTATCTTGATGATAACCTTTACGCATCACAAGAGCTTACTAATGCTGAAACTAGATTTTCAGAGTTTCAGTTTTGGCTAGGTGAAACGGTTAACGCACACGGAATTAAATAAAAGTGAACCCGGCTGTAGCTTGATTGCTACGCCGGGTTTCTGCATTATTAAGGTGCTTCGAGATACTGATCTTTTACTTCAAGGTAAGTCTTAAGCATGTCAATTTCTGTGTCAGATAGATCATACAAACCACGACCACCCAAGCTTTCGTTGAAGTACTTAAGAGCTGCATCCACCTTCTTCTTGTTAAACTTTGTAGTCAGATCAAACACATTAGCTACATGCTGATCTTCAACTACAATGCTACCACGAAGAGCTTCAAGTGCATCCGCCTTGGCTGCAGCAAGTGCTTTAGTAACCATAGCCTGCTTCTTCTCAAGAGTGGCATCTTTGAAGGTCTTACTCTTATCAAGTAGCTCCATACGATACTCAAGGAAAGGTGCAACAACAGCATTTACAGCGTTATTAGCAGCAGGTACAGGTGACTTAATCTCTGTTTTGAACAAAGCTCTGCCTACTTGGTTAAACACTTTCTCTGTAGTAGTAAGCGGAGGCATAGTGCGACGACCAAGTATCTGTGTAGGCTGCAACTGAATGTCACCTTGACGAGTAGCAACACGCTTAGCAGGAGCCAAGTCAACTGCTTCACCTGTAGCTGTTTCTGACAGCACTGCAAAGATTTGATCCACATAGCGAAGGCTGTTGTTCAAAGACTCCATGCCTTGCTTACGGTCAATAGCAGCATAATCATCGCCACGATACATAGCAGCAGCGTGATTAATAGGATCAATTGGACGCATCATACCGCTTACATAGCCAACACCAAATGTGCTGTACATTTCACCTACAGCTTTCTTTAGTGAGATATCTGCATTCTCAGGATCGCTAATAGTGTCACGCAATGCTTGTACTGCGCCAATAAGCCCTTCTTCTTGGTTAGACAGTTGGCGTGTCATGTTACCGATACCAAAGTCGGTAGCCATTTCAACGACAAGCTCTTCTGGCATATCTTGGTCTGTCATCCAGTAGTACACCGACGCAGCAGCAGCACGAATAAAGTTTTCAGGATATTCGTATTGGCGATTTACGATGTTGCCTTGTTCATCAAAGTCTTGGTTATACTTGAGTCCTGCAGCAAGGTTATGTTCATAGTCACCCATAAGAGTGCCAATAATGGTCCAGCCAACGGCACCACGAGAGATAAGCTCCGCCGTGTCACGATTGCTGCTATTAATGACGTTACCACCGCCGACAATCTTCTTTTTAGCTCCATTAGCCATGATGTTAATCACCCTAGCAGCACCACCAAACCCCGTGTAGTCTGACATAACACGAATGGTGTTGTTGAAGAAGCGACCGAAAGGAATAGCAGTACCAACAAAAGGAACAGTACTAGCTCTCTCAATCATAGATGCAGCGTACTGCAAAGGTCCAGCTTTAGCGTCAGCAGGAAGAGACATAAGCATACGCATAGTGTCCTCATAAGAGGTAGCCATAACGTCTACATAATCTTGTGTACTCATTTTAGCAATGAGGTCAGGGCGATCATAAAACTCAAGAAGCCCAACATCAGCACCAAACTTAAGACGCAAATGCTTATCAAGATTAGGCACAAAAGCCATAGACTTAGTGTAGCCATCAAGAGCTTTGCCAAGCCACACAGTCTGTGCAGCATTAGCCATCTTATCACCATATTTGAGAAACTTAGTGTCTTCTAGCTTGAAACCAAATTGCTTCTCAAAGTCTTCCGCAACACCAATACCATCAGCACCATCCAAGTTGTATCGCATCATCTTGTTCAGCAAATCAGGATGGGAAGCAATGATGCCATCATATACTTCTTTGGTAGCTTTTGGGTCAAGGTACGTAGTTTGACGGAACACAAGAGACTTACGAATAGCTTTAGCTTGCTCTTTCTGTGATGTAGAGAAGAAGCCAAGACCTGTGTGCATAGCAGCACGTACAACGTCAGAAGCATCATCTAGCATAATCATAGCCATGTGACCCTTAGCGTTAACCATTGTGGTAGCAGGGTGAGCAGTAACAGCACGAAGGAACAGGCTTTGAATGTAGCCCATCTTATTCCAAGCCCCACTAGCTACAGAGGGAGTGGCAGCAGGAAGCTTAACGATAGCACCAGCAGTAGGCGACACATATGTGTTAGCAAGCTTGCGTACCTGAGAAGCAACATTCAAACCACGCCCATAGGAGCTAAACTTTTCTGCTACAACATCCGCAAACTGTTTAGGAGAAAGACTCTTGTAGTCAGGTATGTTCTTGCCCAAGTTAGTAGTGAAGGAATCCTGCATCTTCTCAATGTAGTCTTGTGGAAGGTTACGAATTACATTGGTGATAAAGTCCATAACCCCATCATCACTATTTGTCTTAGCAGGAATGTTGACACCAGCAGAAAGAATAGATTCAGCAAGTCCAGTGACACCCGCATCTTTGTTGCCGAGCATCACATAGTCCCAGAAATCTGTGTCTGTAGACAAATCACCAAACTGATTAGTAGCCATGCTTTGCTTACCACGAGCAACCTTGTTCTGCCACTTTGAGGTAGCAGCAATAGGGTTGGACATGAGTGACTGCAATGCAAAGTCAAGATTGACAGTGATGTTCTGTCCTGCTACTTGTGCCGCTGCTTGAGGAGTAGAAGGAAGTGCAGCTTTAGCTTTTGCAATTTTATCTACAATATCAGTAGGCATTCCGCCAGTAGCTTTGGTACTAAGCTTAGCAGCACCAGACATAGCCCCCTGAATCATGCCGCCACCCAAAGCACCCAGCGCAGTCAATCCACTTTGCATAGGGCTGTAGTCTTTTTGTGCGCCAGATGTAATCATACCGCTTTGATACGCATAATCTACGCCCAGCGCAGTAGCTGTATCAAGAGCAGTAGTAGCAATAAGTTTCTGCTTTGCCTCTTTGCCTAGTGTAGTTTTAATAGCAGCACGAGACATAGCTTTACGGAATGTAGTATTAAACGCAGCAGCACCCTCTGCCCTAGCTACTGCTACAGAAGCCTTACGTGCAATAGCTTTAGACGTAGCATTTGTTGCTGCTCTGGTAGCAATAGCCTTGGCTGTTGCACCAGCACCTTTAGTGCCAAAGCGAGTAACAATACCTGCGCCCCCAAGGATAACAGCGATGTTAGTAGGATCAACAATAGTAGACCAAGCGTAGTCGAACAAGCCATCAGCAGTATCAGCCCACGATGCTTGTTTACCGAAGATGTTACCCATGCTGTCAAACAGTTTGTAAGCGTTGCCTGCTACTTCACGTTCAGCTTCACCCATGCGACCAAGATCATATACTTCTTCAACGACAGTCATAGAGTTACCAGCATTCCAAGAACGCATACGGTTAACGTATTTGTCTGCAACTTCTTCATTACTAAGACCCTCAACAGCAACACCAGCATAAAGCTTTAGGTAGTCACGCATAGTTTTTTGATATGCGTCATTGCTGTACAAATCACGTACAGAAATAGGCTGTTGCTGTTCAATAGGCAGTGTAGCAACCTCTTGCTTAGGAACCTGTGTAATAGCTGCAGGAGCACCCAATAGGCGTTGATACTCTGTATTAGCTGTGTTAGAAGGTGCAGAAGGGGTTTGCTGAGTAGGGGCAGTAGGAGTAGTGTTAGTTACAACACCACTCTCCCTGTCTACACTTTCACCAAGCAGCAACCGTTGGTAAATGCTTTTCTTTGTATCAGCCATTAGTTATTCCATTGTTATTGTGTTGTGAAGTTATTGTAGTCTTTGGCTAGTTCCGGCGGAAGGAAAGATTTGTCATAGATAGTCACAAAGCTTTCAAGTAGAGCTTGATATGTAGGCTTAGTGCGCCACACGTCAATATCACGTTGAATCAACGCAAGTGCTTCATAAGGAGACTCAACTTGTTCTCCAAGGAACTCTGTAGTGCCTGCAATGTCTTGCGCCTTCTGTACAATAGCCGGATTACGTTGAAGCTCAGGGTTATTCAGAACATCGTAGCCTGTCAAACCCGGATTATCTAGCATATCGTATACAGCTTTGACACCGTAGTTTTCCATCAACAGACTGATGTTACCATTCTTATCTGCTTCATTGATAGCAGTGTCGATCTTGTTGATTTCTTCTGTAGCTTTTATTCTTACAGCTTCATCAGCGGTATCATCAAGAGAAATAGCATTCCACTTTTCACGCTCCTGCAAAGCAGAAGTACGCAAAGCACTGTTAGCTTGTTCCGCTACAAATCGAGCTTCTTCTGGCGTAGTTTGAGCACGAGGATTAGCAGTAGATGCAAACTGGAAAGACAAAGCGGCACTAGAAGGAGTTGCACCAGAAGCTTCTCCCGACTTCACTGCAGACGCAGCTTCATCACTGATGCCATCCATTCCAATAGTATCAAGAAGGCTACGTACTTGTTTAGGGCTAAGCTTGTTTGAAGTAACAGTACCAAGCATAGACTCAAGATGAAGCATTCCTGTGTCTGGGTCTTTGAGATATGGTGCAATTTCTTCTGGCTTAAATCCAGCAGTAATAAGTGTCGTTGCCAACACCTCTGCTTTCTTAGCTTTTTCTTCCCTTACCACACGAGTTTCAAGATCATAACGTGCAGTTACCATGTCAAGATCATGCTGAGTCTGCCTAGCCCAATCTGCATCTTTCTGCTTACGCTCTTCTGCAATAAGCTCATCTTCACGTTTATTCTTACTACGCTCTCGCATAATATTTGTAGCTTCACCGAAGAAGCCTGCAGCAAAACCTGCACCAGCCATTACATTGTTCCTTTACGTGCCATGATACCAGTTTTAGCTACAGGTGCAGCTTCTACAGGAGCAACAGTAGTTGCATCTTGCATAGTAGCATCTGGCGTAGCTTCTGTCAAGCTGTCAGTCATTTCTGTAAGCAGCCCAGCGCCTTCGTCACCAGCTTTAAGCGACTCAAGACGTTTGCTGATCATGTAGCTTACTTTAGCTTTCTCTTTCTCAGCGTCTTTAGCTTTGTTGCCGAAGCCTTCTTCGTATTGCACTTTAGCTTTCTTAGCTGCAGTGATGATAAACTCGTGAAGCACAGGTGCAACGATAAGTCCAACATCAACAGAGTAAACGCCATTCATGGTAGCTACAGTGTTAAGTGTTTCTACCATAGCTTTTACAGGGAAGCCTGACTCAAGTGCAAACAGCATATCATCCATAACGTCAGGCTTAGTGAGACGTTTAGTTTGATACTTGATAGCTTCTTCGGGGTCTTCCATTTGAGGCGGTTGTTCCCACGGAGCGTTTCCCGGTTCTACTGTAAGTGATTGGCCGGGGATTGGTGCTGTAAAGTTCATTATTTACCCTTTAGTGAATCTGGAATGTAGTCTTCTACGTAACGCATAGCTCTTAGCGATCTGCCTTGCAGGTTAGCTGTTTCACTTGCAGGACGCAGAAACTCATTAGAGAACAAGATAGCTGCGGCGTCTGAAGTCTTAGCTCCGCGAAGTGCGCCAATAACATCACCTTCGCTTGTATTTGCAAGCTCATGCTTCAAGAAACCGTAATTAGCTTCATAACTAGATGGATCAAGTTTATTAGCTGTAGCGTATGCCTCAAATGCTACCCTACGTGGGCCAGTCCACTGAGCAAAGCCATACCCACCCTTAGAGCCGGGAACAATAGGTTTAATCTCTTGCATAAACTTAAAGCCACCTGTTTCGTAATCCAAGTTGCCTACTACTCCTGCAGCTTGCTCTTTAGTGAGCTTAAAGTCACGCATCAAGTCCTTCATAAGCCGCTTACCTGCATCTTTAGTGGGAAAGCCTTCTTTACGAGAACGAGGTGCAGATGAACCCGGAATCAAAGAAACTGTTTCTGGAAGATTCTCCATAATGTCAATGTCTTCTGGGTTCTTGGCCCCACGCAGTGCTGCAATCAAACGAGCAGCGGTAGCATTGTCTTCACTAGCAGATGCCATCTGAATACCCTGCTCTGCTGCAGCTTTAAGTCGAGACTTCTGTTCATCTGTAGAACGAGAGCCTAGCCCCCTGCGATATGTACCCGCAGTTTCAGGGCTAGGTCCAGCACCAGCTAGAATAGTGTCAGCTACAGTGGAAGCTGATTGGTAGTAGTTTTCATACGTCATAGCTTTTGTTACTCCCTCATTAGCCGAAAAGACCGCCACCACCAGAGCCACCAAAGATAATCTGAGCAGCAAAGGCACCCATAGCTGTATCCTTTTGAAGTTTAGACTCTTGGGCAGCAGTAAGCTTAGCCATTGCCACGTTAGCGGCACGTTCTGCAGCATTCTCTGATCCTTGGAAAGCGAAGGCCATGATATCACGTTCTCGCTGCCAAATGTTAGCTAGTGCTTGTGTGGAGATACTTGTTGCAGCCAATGCGTCTTGCATGTTAGCCTGTTGCTTGGCAGCAGTGTTAGTCGTAGCGATCTGTTGACGCCATTGAGCATTAGCTTGTGCGATCACGAGTGTGTTGGTAGCTTCAAATTGATCACGTTGATTTTGCACATCAGCATTAAACTTGTTGATTGTGTTAATCTGATCCGTGTCAAATTGCTTCATGGCATTGGTTTGTGTAGCATTGAATTGCTGTACCTGAGAAGACAAGCCATCATAGAATTGCTTAACTTGATTCTCAGAAGAAGCATTGAATTGCTTGGAAGCATTCTCTGCTGCAGCATCAGTGAACAACGATTGTAGCATAGATTGAGACTTAAACAAAGCAGTTTGTTGTGTATTGTTCAAGTTAGTCAAATCTGTTTGCAGGAACGCTTGTGCATTCTGTACAGCAGCTTGTTGACGATTGTTGAGGTTAGTCATATCAAGCTGAGCCATAGCTGCAACATCAGCCATAATCTTAGCGTTCTTAGCACTTAGGTTGGTAAGATCAACTGTTTGTGCAAGCTGAGCATTCTCTAGTGCAATCTGTTGTTCAGCAGTGAAGTTGAGATTAGCTATGTCACTGATCTTAGCAGCATTAGCAACACGAGTTTGGAAAGCTTGATCAAAGTCTTGCTTCAAGAAGTCAGCACGGAATTGAGCACCAAGCATAGCTGCCTGTTGACGATTACTAAGATTCTGTGCTTCAAAGCTAGCACGAGTAGTAGCATCAGCTTGTGCAATAGGAAGTGCAGACTCCATAGCAGCTTGGATTACAGCTTGACCAGCAATAGAGCTAGCACCAAGACCACGTTGAACCAGCATAGCATTAGCTGCCCGCATAGCACCAGCAGCCCAAGCAGGAGTTGCACCATTGTCAAACTGTGTCATTAGGTCTTCAAGCTGACCTGCAACAGTTGCTTGCTTAGACGGTAGAGCTTCTGCAGCTACAATTTGAGTAGCTTCATTGACTTTAGCCATATCAACAGCAGAACCTGATACAGATTCCCCAGCTTGCAGAGCACGAGCAGCAGGAGCTTGAACTGTCTGAGCTTGAGCAATCTGTGCAGCATCCACATTAAGTTGTGCCAGATCAGTTGCATTCATTGTTGCAGCTTGTGTGGTAGCACCTGCAGACACAGTACCATGTGCAGCTTGAGTAGCATTAACTACATCTGCAGCTTTGGTAGCTGTAGTAGCAGTGTCAACAGTAGAGGCAGCTTGAGTAGCAGGAGCTTGTGCTGTAGCAATCTGTCCAATGTTTTGAGGGGTAACTACAGGAGTGGCACCTTGAAGCTGGCCCGCATTAGATGCAACAGTTTGATCAGGAGATTCAGCTACAGTGGCAGCTTGAGTGGGCGTTACAATAGCAGTAGGATTAGTATAAGCATTAGTAAGCATATCTTGCGTACCAGCTTTAAGTGCATCCGCTTTAGCCTGTTCTTCTGGTGTCAACACAGGAGCAGTAGGAGTTGTAACAGGAGTCGTTTCTTGTGTAGTCACTGCACCACCGTTAGCCATAGCCATGCCTTGAGTAGCAGGAGGCATAGTTGTAGCTGCAGGTTTACCACCAATCATGCGCTGGGCTGTTTGAGCGTATTTGCCCATCTTAGCTGCAGCAGCAGGGTTAGCAGCAAGAAACTGATCCATTTGTTTAGCATCCGCTGGGCCTGTGTAGCCCAGCTTCTGCATAAGTGTCGCAGTCTGTGTAGGAGTGAAGCCGCTAAATTTAGTAGCCATTGTTTGTTATTCCTTTATTTACGGAGTGCCGTTTCAATGTTGTCTAGCTTACCCGCAATATACTTTAGGGAGTCACGAGTCTCTGTGTATTCTTTTTCGTGAGTAGCTTTACTTGTTTCAAACTGACTCTGCAAAACAGCAATGGTAGTGTGATGATCTTGTTGCCTATTATACATCATAAATACGAAAGCTGCAATAGGGGCAACAACCCATTTTAGTGCAAGATCGAGAAGTTCCATATTAGCTCACTCCATACACAAGAGACGCGGTGTTATCAGTAATGTACATAGTGACCTCATGCGTAACATTTTACAGTAACAGTCCATCTTGATTCTGTGATGGTTTCAAGAGTATTTGCACCACCAACTAGTACCATGCCACTGTTTGCAGTTCTCATTGTAATGTTTGTAGCATCAAACTGAATTGCATGGCCATAAACACCTGACCCAGATGTAGAGACATTGCTTAAGCTAATATTATCACCTATTGCATACCCTACATCCGCAGTATTACATGTCATATACACACTTATAATGGAAGGCAAAGCTCCTAGTCCATGCGCCACTGTTGTAGCAGAATTAGCAGCAGGGCAGGTAAAGTTAATAGAAGTAGTTTGAAGGGCAACAACAGGGTTTCCAGCTACACCATCACCATTAGTAATGCTAATACCCGTTCCAGCTACTAGAGTGCGTCCAGTAAATGTGTCTGCTGCAGTCTGTGTAAGCAACCCGTTTGTGTTATACGCTGAAACCGCAGTAAGAGTAGCATCAAGAGGTTGTTTAGCATCAAGTGCAGTCTGCAAACCAGTGACATTAGCAATTGTGTGAGCGTGGCTATTATCTGCTACAGCTACAACGATATCAGCATTAGCAGAACCATCAAACGATACAGAACCCGTAGCATCACCACTAAGTGACAGAGTACGTGCTGTAGCAAGCTTTGTAGCTGTACCAGCATTACCACTTACGTTGCCCGTAACATCACCAGTCAGGTTACCCGTGAAGCCGCCGCCAGCGTAGATACTTTGAGTACCAGCGGTCCAGCGATCATTGGTTTCATCCCACAGCCACGACACATTAGTAGAAGTACCACGTTCAATCTCAATACCAGCATCCTGCGAAGGCGTACCAGTTTCGTCAGAGTTTAGAACGATAGTGTTGTCACCAATGTTAACTGTGTTGCTGTTGACAGTGGTAGTTGTACCGTTTACAGTCAAGTTACCGCCAACGATAAGATCAGTCGTAGTTTGTAGTGAACCCGGAAGCACAACTGCGCTGGGCAGGCTAAGCGTAGGAGTGGAACCTTCACCACCACTAGAAGTCACAGTGATTTGGTTAGTTGTACCCGCTACACCAGCAACATAGTCGCCAGTAGTATCTGTACCAAGTGCCACAGAGTTAGCTTGAATAGCAGTAGTGATAGTAGCATTAGCAGAGCCATCGAAGCTCAAAGTACCAACAACGTCACCACTAAGAGCAATATCACGAGCAGTAGCAAGCTTAGTTGCAGTAGAAGCGTTACCAGTCAAAGCACCAGTTACGTTACCTGTTAGGTTGCCAGTGATGCCACCAGAAGCAGCGAGAGTAGTGAAGCTACCAGTTGAAGGAGTAGTAGCGCCAATAGAGGTGCCATTGATTGTTCCACCAGTAAAAGTTACAGAGCTAGAAGTGAGTGCTGCCGAAACTGAGGTAGCAGCAACAGTAGTGAAGGTAGCTGCAGCAGGAGTTGTGGCACCGATCACAGTAGCGTCAACTGCACCACCATTAATGTCAACAGTAGTGAAGGTAGAAGTACCTGTGGAAGTGATGTTTCCACTCACATTACCTGTGACACCACCAGAAGCTGCAACAGTAGTAAAACTACCAGCAGCAGGAGTAGTTGCGCCCACAACAGTAGCATCAATAGTACCTCCGTTAATGTCAGCAGTGTCTGCTACAAGGGAGTCAATGTTAGCAGTACCGTCGATCCACAAATCCTTAAACTCAGAAGAAGTGCTCCCCAAGTCTACTGTGTTATCAGTTTTAGGAAGAATAGTTGTAGCACTAACAACAACATCTTGAGTCGGACCTACTTTTGTAATAGGTGCACCATTAGCAGCACTACCATCGTGGACGTGTCCTGTGCTAGCATTGAATGCTGCTTGAATAGCGTTAAATTCTGCATCAAGATCGTCTGCACTTGCAGCTTTACCGTTTGCAATGTTATCTGCTGTATCAGCGCGAGTGTAACCTGTCATTGTTGTACCTTATTGTCTATCTAGTGGCATGAACTCAATGATGGCGGCATCAAGAGTATGTGAAGGATTTGTAGTTTTATCGTCAAAGCGAATGGCAAAAGTTTTACCTGATCCAATTAGGTGATTTGAGTAAACACGATCTAGTTCTCCACCATAGTTAAAGCTTCCCCATACTAGTCCCGGAGTTCCGTAGATAGGTACGCCTCCACCTGTACTAACAATACTAAACACAGGAGGTTGAATTACAGGGGTGTTGTTGATTCTGTTGAAGTCGTACTTGATGCCACACTGAATGTTGAAGTTTCCAGTTGGTGTCACATACAGAGTCATACGGTAAAGCGTCTTGCGTAGCTGAGGATCAGTGATGGGCATGTAAGGTGATTCATACACGGATTCGATATTAGCTCCATCAAAGCTGCTGCCGTTATCCATTGTGTAAATGTAGCCATCATCGTTACCGAAGTACACAGATTCACCAGATTCGCTATATTTACTATCCACTGAATATACTTTGATTCCACGAAGAGTAGCCCACTCAATGCGAGACGAGCCTTGGTCACTAAACTTTGTAGCTAGCAAGCCACGATGGTTAGATGCAGCATCAGAGCTAATATATGCAAACAGTCGATATTGTGCTTTACCACGAATAACCATGCTGCTGTATGTTGTGCTAGAATCTGTCACTATTCGTGCATCTTTTTCAATGGGAGCAGACGCAATCTCAAGTGCAAAGTCGTCGTTGCGATCAGTGGCACTCAGAAGTCGAAGTCCATCAGGTGCAAGATACATAATGTCGCCACCAATTTCTTGGATAGTGTCGCCACTTACACAACCAATGTCTTCTGTGATTGGCTGCAAGTTGAAGTCTGCAATAGTATTGCCTACAAGCTGCAGTACTTTGTTACGCGCAAACACAACAAGAATGTCACGAAATACAGCAAGACCTGTAATTGTGTGGCCAATGTCTACTACACCAGCCCCAGCAGCAGCAGTGAAATCCGCTTCATTGTAAGGAGCACTAAACGATAGCATTGTACCTTTAGCGTAGAAGATGTGATTCTTGAATGCTTTGATGTACTTTGCGCCATGCACTTCTGCAGGAGCACCAGTCAGAAAGCTTAGTGTGTTTGTTGTATCATTGTACACAGCAGGGTAGTTAACACCATCAACAAAAGCTACCTTGTGAATGTTACCAAAGTTAAACTCCTCGCTACTAATTCTGCCACCTAGATCAGCAGCAGCACCAAGAGAAGTCCAAGTTGTACCTGTTCCGATGTAGTACTCTGTGTCTGTTCCGTTGCTACGTGCTGTAATGATTTCACCAGCATTAAGTAGCTTAACACCAAGAATAGCCCCAGAGCCTGTTACAGCAGTGGAGCTAAACTTAGTGTAACCAAGGATTTTGCGATAGCCACCTTCACGAGCAGGTTCATAGTTCTGCAGAATTGTAGCAGAGCCTACTTTGTTGATACCTTGCTGCAGAGGACTGAGGTTACTAACCAAGCCACCACGAAACTCAATAGGAAAAGTCTGCCACGTTGTAGGCATTAGCTCACTCTCAAATAATTGCCATAGTTTCCACGGCGTTCAATCGCTGTTGTACGTACATAGTCAGTGCGGTTGATGTAGATTGTACGCATCTGCTCAATGCCTTTCTTAAACTTGTCAAGCGTAAGAGTTGCATCTTGTGTGTTACCACGGAATAGGTATGCGTAGTACATTGCTCCATCTGTAATTACAGAGCGAAATTGTTCAGGGATTGTAGGAACATCTGTAGCTGCATCAAGGTCCACAGGAAGCGAGTAGTACTCATATACAACTGTGTAGGCTTTATCTGGTGCAGGAACAAGCCCATACTTAAGGTCAGGTGTACGAAACACACAACGAGGTAGCCCAATGTTTGAGCTTACAGAGTTATACTCCTGATCAATGTATTTGTCAAGATATTCTTCATACGAAAGAATGGAAAGACGAGAAGTTTCGCTATTTAGTGCCGTACTAGCCTTGATACGAAAGGTGTCCATATCTACAGTTTTAGTTGTAGCAGGAAAGGCATAGCGAGTAGTAGACGCTGTAAGTGTTTCTTCTAGTGTGTGGTGATTAAACGGCCACTCAAACTGTTCAAAGTTAATCTGACGAATAGCACTGTTAACAGCTTCTTTGGCTGTAGTGTAGAAACCCGTAGCTGTAGCAAAGTTAGCAGACGACAGTGGCACCTCATTTAGACGTGCATTAACATCATTAACTAGGCCAAGAAAATCGTAGCTGCTCATGTAAGCTGATCCTTAAAGTGAGAAGGGGGCCGCTATTGTGTAATAGCAACCCCCTAAAATAGTAGTGTTAATTAGGCCAGTTGATCGCGGTCAACGGAAGCAGCTTGACCAACGGAACCGTTAACGTCAACGATAACAGCCCACACACGACCTGCAATAGTACCCGGAGAACCCGAAATAGTAGTCACAACGTCAATAGTGTCAGCAGCAGCAACAAAGCCCGGAGTCACACCAGCTTTAACAGTACCAGCAGCGGTGTTGTCAAAGTTCAAGTCATTAGCGAAGACTGTCGTACCGTCAGTAACGTCCAGCGTGTAAGTAGTAACGTCCGCCACAGCAGTGAAGTTTTCAAAGCCAGCAGCCAGAACAATAGTGCCAGCTGGAACCGAAACGCCAACAGTCGTACCCGAAGTAGCAGCCAGCGTGACGTACTTTTCAACGACCACTGCGCTATTGCGAAGGGATTGGGAGATAGACATTTAATTTTCCTTTATGTCATTGAGAAAGTGAGGCCACTAAAAGTAGCCCCACTAAAGTACGCTTATCAGGCGAGGTTGTACTTACCAGTTACGATAGCTTCACCACGGAGGATTTTGCGCCCGTAGAGGTGCATACCACGAACAATGTCAGCAAACGAGTCAGGATCACGATACTTTTCAGTTTTGTTGATCTGTTCTGCAGTTGCAACAGCCGAGTCGTGACCTGCAACGATAACACCGTAGTTGGTGTTCTGGTTAGCAACGCCAGTCGTACCCGGACCAGTACCAGCTTTCGGCAGGTTGTTCGAAATGTAAACACGGAAGCCGTGGAAGTTGTTCAGAACCAGACCATTACGAAGAGCACCCGAATCACCGTAGTCAGCATTCAGGAAACGCGAATCTTCATCACGCAGCACTTCCATCATAACGGGGTCAATAACCAGCCAACGGCCAGCAGTATCCACGTTCTGTTGGTCCAGAAGACGAGCCATACGCGAAACCAGCATAGCAGGCGACACATATTCGGTAGGCAGTGCAGTAGCGCCCGGAAGACGAGCAGCAACCGGAATGGAGTGATCACCCGCCGAAGCAGTAGTGATGTTGCCAAACGAACCCTTTTTCAGCTTCATCGAAGCCAGCAGTTCATCCGTACCAGCACCCGTAGTAGCCACAGTGCCGTTAGTGATATCGTTTACAGTGTCAGCATTGACGTGCAGTGCCGATTGCTTGTAGCCCGACAGGTAGCCGAGAACTTCTTGGTCATACTGGTCAGCCAGACGATAAGCAGCGCGATTAGTAGCGAGGTCCATGAAGTTTACATGCGAGTGTGCTTCTTCAATGTCGTCAACTTTACCTTATCTTCAATGTAGTGCGTTACTTCTACATCCGTTCCTTTAAGAACTGCTGCAACTTTCATTGCAGAGGAGACTATATCATCACCCTATTGCTAGGGGTTGGGCGCTTCCGCTCACTTGAGCGTATGGACTTCATCTTCTGTTCTAGAAGGTGTGTCCTAGTCGTTGAACCTTCAAAAGCATTCCTGCTTAAGCTTGGCTGCTGATTATCCTCGACTTTACGTTAGGACTTCCCAGCAATTCACCCAATTCTTTAGGTGGGATCACTCCCAAATGCGTCTAGAATTAGTTAAACGCGAAGTAGTTTGACTTATCAATGACCAGCGAGAAGTCTTCATCGTTCAGGTCTTGGGCTTGAATTTGCGTCCCACGTGCGTACGAGGACACCGAAATTTCCAGATGTTAACGCTTGGGAGTTTAACCCTTGCTTCTATAGGTTTGTTTCCCTATAGGTCAGACTATATCTTCACCCATATCTAGGGTGTCCTGCGCTCGTGGAGTACAAATACCTACATGTTCAATCTTGTAGTGCATACAAGGAACAATGTAAGGAGAAACAACTGACACAAAGACTTTAGAGTCTGCTGTGTTGAAGCGTAGAGAATACTTGTCGCTGCGTTTGTCTACGTCAAATTTAGCATCAATGCCATACTTGCTCATAAACCAATTCTTAAGTATTTCAGCTTCTTCTTTTGAACAATATGTTGCTATACGAGTCATACACCCCGTTGGTTTTCCAGTAAGCCTACTCTTGCATACTGTGCCACTTCCGTCATCCATGTACCACAAAGCTAGACTATGATCAGTAAGATAACTGAGTAGCTTCTCTGTGTAAACTTTCTTTCCTTCTGGGTACAGCACTCTGTGCATTTGCCGGAAGTAAGCGTAATTTTTGTACATCTGATGATTTGTGTACGTTTTACCTGTCGTCTTATTGGTGCTCTGGTACGTATACACGCTAGGCTCTTTTCCACCTATTGTGCTGTGTAACAGCTTAGCTTTATGCTTGAGATAGTCAAGTTGCGCTGGGCCGTGTCCGATAACCATACGAGCAGTGGTTTTAGCTTGCGTCTTTTGAAGATAGATGCCGCCATCACCGATAGCAAGGCCATACAAGAGGCCTCTTTTAGTCTTGTCCAAGTTGTTTCCTTTCGTTAGCTACTAGAGCCACTACTTCTAAGTATTTATATTCTAGTCGTTGAACCTTCCACTTTCGTGGCTTGGCTGCTGATTCCCATCTCAGGGTTCCAGCAATTCACAGGAAGTTTATTCGTAGCTTACGCTGCGAAGGCCCAAAATTTAGGCTCTTTGATGATACGAACAGTGTCGCCTTGCGAAGAGATTTCACCAAAGTAATCACTGTTGGTGATAGCTTGTGCAACCGTCTTTTTGCGGAATGCAAGTTGAACTTTTTTCGAGTAAATTACCGAGCTAAAGTTACCATTAGCCAGATTGCCCCAACCGGGTGCAGCTTGAAATGCCATTGTAGTTTCTCCTATAGATGGCTATATTTGTCATGTTGCCACGGTGCTCTCATAGCACTCTTTGTAGCAATGAACGAATATCACATCAGTTAAGAGGCCATTACGTTATGGGTGTCGCCTAGAGGATCAGTCTATTTGAGGCCAACGGTATTGGGTAGTCTCACATACGTTATTCGTTGAAAAGTGGTAACTACTGAGGTTGGCTTTCGCGGCTCAATAGTTACTTGTTGTTGTGCGTGTAGTTATACTTATCTAAATCTTAATGTCAAGCATTATTTTAGCTTAAGTATAATTTTTATCGTGCTCCACCAGAAAGATCATACACAAAGTTACCTGTGCGGATAGCTTCCATGATTTCATCTGCTTTAGCTTCGTACTGTTTCATCGACATTTTGTTAACATCGCTTTCACGAATCTTAGGACCATTACCTTCAACATCAACATCGACACGACCACGCTTAGGCATAATTGCAGTAGCAGCATCTTTAGCTTTCTGCTTCATGCCTTTGGAGTCGAGGCCATTCTTAAGTTTATACAAGTCAAGAACTTCAATAACAGCTTGTGCATCATCTTCATTCTCGTAAATTGCAGCTTGTGTTCGTTTCGACTGTTTAGCTACCCACTCATGGAACTCGTCTGTTTCACGAATCTCTTCAAAGTCTGCATGTTCTTTGCGAATAGCAGCTTCAACTTTCTTACGTTCAACTTCTGCAGTCATTTCATCAATGCGACTAAGCCGCTCTTCTGCACCAGCAAAACGCTCCGTAGCTTTCTTGTCAGCAATAGCTTCAACAATAGCAGCAACGTCAGGGTACTTCTGCATCCAAGCTAGAACATCTTCTTCACTCTTAGGCGGAACCAGAGAAGTGTTGCTGTTCTCACTTTGTGCCTCAAGCTGCTTGATCTTTTCAGTCAAGGTGTTAAGATGAACACGAAGATCACCATACCGCTTTTTGTAGGTCTTTTCTTCTGCAGTTAGAGTTTCCTCTTTTTCCTCTACAGGAGCTTCAACAACCTTTTGTGGTGAGATATCTTCTTCTTGCTTTTCTTCATCTTCACCACGCATCTGTGCTTCAAGTTGACGCAGTTCTTCTTCGTCGCGTTCAATTCGTTTACTAAGAGAAGTTGCTGATCCTGTGTTAACGTAACCAGCAGTCTTAGTTTGTTCAATAGTGCCGATAGCGGCCATGTAAGTCTCCATTGTGGGGCTTCTAAGCACTTAGCGTCATTGCTTGTTGTGCTTAGAAGGTCGCCATGTTAGTGTGACATAAGTATCACAGATAGTCAAGTATTATTTCTTAGTTTTCTTTTGCATCAGGCCACCTTTTGCTCTACCACCGCCATAGCTAGTAGTAGTAGCAGGTTTAGCATTACCTGTTGTAGCAGTACCAGTAACAGTCATGCCACCAACTTTAGCTGTTCCAGTTACAGGCTTAGATGCTCCAACCTTTGCTGTTCCTGTTACTCCTGTTTTAGCAGTAGCAGTTCCTGTGGCTTTAATTGTTGGTGCTGCGCCGCCACCCGTTCCAGTACCACCGCCTCCTGTGCTACCTGTAGTACCTCCCGTTTTAACAGTAGTGCCACCGCCAGAGGTAGCTGCAGTACCGCTAGGAAGTGTAGGATTCTTTTTGTAGAAAGAGTCTGCTAGCATTGTACCACTTGCAATAAGGTCTATAACTTTTGTGCTTGTTATGCCTTGTAGTGCCTCTGCTTCTGCGGCACGAAGTGTCTCTGCAGCTTTAGTCATGCCATACTTATCTGCTAGCTGAATCTTTGCACGAAGTTCTGCAATCTGATACCCAGTACCTGCTAGACTTCCAACAAGACCTCCAGCAATACCTCCGCCAAGAAGACCTCCAGCGATACCACCAGCTTTCTTAGACTTGTTTAGCTGCTCAATGTCTTTCATCCCAGAAGCGATAAGTGTATCCTCAGAAGCAAAGTCTTCGAGCTTAATACGACCCATACCACCACCAATAATGCCGTTATCTCCATTAGTTGTAGCTACAGCAGTGTTATTGCTTCCTCCAATAAGATCGTCTTTTCGGTTCTGCCCTGATGCACTTTCTTGTGGTTGATACCCTGCAGGAATAGGCGTAAGAGGATTACCTTGTGCATCAAAAGAAATTACGACGGTTTGCCCTTGCTTATTTACATATACTTTGGTAGTTGTAGCTACAGGAGCTTGCGTTACAGGTGCAGTAGTAGCAGGGGCTGCTGCTTGATTACCAAAGACGCTAAAGCCGATAGGATAAGCTGCAGGGTTAAACGTAGAACGATTAGCTTCAATATCTGCAGGAGTTGGGTTTCCAGTTACAGCACCACCCTTAGCAAAACCAGCGTTCTGCATCTGTGCATCCATGCTGTCGTCTTCTGTTTGCAGTTCATCTACGCTAAAGGGAAGCTCCTCATCATCGTCTTCTGTGTCGTCTGTGGGTTCACCACCAACACGACCATCAGCCGCCATTTCTTCAAGTCCAGCTTTAGCCTTAGCACGAAGCTTCTCAAAGAAGTGTACACCAAAGAACTTCACAACATCAGCAGGAACAACATATTCCCCATCACTAAGCTTAGCAGGAATGTCATCACGTACTTCTTCTGCAGTGGAACCAGTTGGAACTTCATTACCGCTTACAGGATCAACTGTAGCACCATCTGTGTTTAGACCGCCTTCGGCCATAAGTGTATTCATTTGTTTGTCCATTTGTGTTACAGCGCCACCTTTGGCGTATCCATTATCTTCTGGTAGATCAAGTAGAGGAATATCCTCTGTTACATTCTCTGCCATAGGTGCTTGTGCTCTACCAAAGCGTAGATTAGCAGTGTCTTTCTTTCCTAGAGTACTACCCAAGTACGTACTAAGGTCAATTGCCTCCGAGTATCCTTTTTCATCTTTATACAAAATGATTGGGTATTCTCCTGTAGAAGTTTTTATCTCAGGATATGTATCTTTGTATGAAGATGTATAGGTATCAGGTGCTAAATCCATACTAATAAACTCAGCTTTAGTTGGCTTACCTGTTTGCATATCTACAACTTCAAACTTATGTCCTTTTTTCCACGTAAGCATTTCTCTTGTGGTATCATCTCTACCAAGAATTTCGTGAAGTTTAGCGTTGTCGTTCCACATATCACCTACAGGTACAACAATAGGAGCTTTGTTGTTTTGCTTTTGCAAATCCCCTTTGGTATTGACAATAGGATCATATCCTTCTGAGGCTTCTAGGGCAATCATATCTCGTTCAGAGCTTTGTGGAGTTACGGCTTTTCTATCTTCTTCTGGCATGTTTCTGCGATGCTGCACAAGACGAGCTTCAATTTCACCAGACTTACCTCTATAGAACCTAAACTCTATATTTTTATATTCGAGCCAGTTATTCTTGTAGTTTTCCTCTAGCTGTTTAACTTTAGTAGGAGAAGCTCCACTAGAAATTGCATCAGACATAGCCTGTTTTGCTGCTTCAAGTTTCTTTTTAAGCTCTATTACTGCAGGCTCCATTGCATAGCGTTTAGCGTTAGAGCCGCTGGCAAACCCTTCTGTGTATTGAACAGCGTGTTGTAGCTCATGCAGAAGAACACTTTTCATTTGATGCTGCGGTAGATCAGCAGCTATAACTATTTCTCCAGTAGAAGGGTAGAAAATTCCATTTGATCCATCTTCAATTGGTCTAATTGTAACTCTCTTACTTTGAAGATCAGGATATTGCTCATACAGTTTACCATGTTGTATCATGTCTCCTACTGTAGTAGTAATATACACGTTTCCTTTAGATTTCATCTGAGCGTTAATCTCAGGTTTAATCTTATCCCAAGCTAGGACAGACTGTGAGTCGTCTATCTCAAAGCGCCACTGTTTATCGTGAGGATTTTTATGCCATCCTGTAGCTGCAGCAGTTTCTTCGGCTGTCGCACCCAGCAAGTCGGCTTCCTCAGCAGCCTTAAATGTTTTACTTGGAGGATTCTTGGCTTTAAGTCCACCAAAAATCTGCAGAGCACCTTCTTCTGCAGGAGTAGTCCAAGCAGGAGTAGCTACAGAACCTACTACGTTAGCAACATCACCATATGTAGCTTCACCCCTAGCCATCTTGTCAAAAGGCTCATACATATTTTTAGCTGTATCACCAACAAACTCTGCAATCTTGCCAGTGTCAATGGTAGGGTTTTTCAGGTACTCATAGGCAGCCTTACCTGCTGATTTAACTACAGAGCCACGACTCTCCATCTTCATTTCAGGGATAGTGTATTGCTGTCCATCAAATGTTTCGTAGATATCGTTGCCAAGTTCATCCTTAGCTACAAGCCTATCGTCGTGTCTAGCCCCAAAGGGTAGATAAGTAGATGCTGCATTAAACCTATCAATACGTTCCAGATCATCCGCCATTATACTTATCTCTCATTTGCTTTAGCCGCTTAAGTGCAAAGATTTCACCTTGGCAGCGATACAGGTCAATAGGATCATTACTTTGTTCCAGCTTCTTATGCTGTAGCTGGATGCTTTCCTCAATTTCCTCAAGAAAAGCATTCCAGAACACAGGATCATTTACGAAGCGTTTGAGGGTGCCGCTACTCATTGAGCAGCACCTTCACCAGTATTTGCGCTAAAGCCAGCTTCACCCGGAGTTGGTACTTGACCAGTTCCAATGTTTCCACCACCAGCACCAGTAGGATCACTTACAGCAGGAGCACCCTGTCCCTCTTGAGGCATAGCGCCAGCAGGAGCCGCAGGAGGTGCAAACTTCTTGAAGATTTCAGCTTGAATAGCTGCATCACCAAGGCTGTTCGTAACTTTATCAGGATCAAGATCAAGCGACTTAGCAATCTCACGAAGGATATAGTCAGCTTTAACGAAGGGCATAAGCGCAGGATTCTGTGCTGTTTGCAGGAACTGCATAAGACGCTGAGAACGAATCTCGTTAGCCATAAGCGATTCTGTACCTTCTGCTTTAATTTCCAAGTCTCCCTTAATTTCAGGATCGTGGTCAAACTGCATGTTAAAGCTAAAGAAAGCCTTTCCTAGAGGTGCCAACAGATAGTCGTCAATGTTCTTTACAACAGTGCGGATGCTACCATTAGCAGCAGACATAAGCATGGAAATACCAGAGGCTGTACGCCCCACGCCACTAACACCAGTCTGTCCATGTGCGAAAGAGGGGAAGCCTGTAGATTCATCTGCTAGTACCCGTGCCTTGTCAAAGAGTTGAAGATTTTCGTTTGCTACGTTTGGAAACTTTGTGCCGAAGATAGCTTGACCCGGAGCACCACCTTGACGCCTAAACACTTTGCCCGGATACACTTTCAAGTCTTGTCCCGGAACTAGATTAGTTTCATCCACTTCGAACACCAAGTTGCCACTTAGAACAGCGTTATCAACAGCCATACGCATGAAGCCGTTCATAAGCATCTGAGTGTCAGCCATGTTCTCTGCCAAGCCGATACCGAAGAAGCTATACGGATTGATTTCGTAGGGAGCAGCGAAGTAAGGCAGAAGCATAGGCTTAAACGGGTTCATAACGAGACGCAGAACCTGATTATTACACACCCAAATATTGACGTTAAGCTGGTCTTGCTTAGCCATGTCAGCAGGGATCACTAGACCATGCTTTTTGAGCAACTCAGTGTCTACAAAACCCCAATACTCGAAGACTTCGTAGCGTTCTGCTTTGTCGCGTACAGCATCGTCTTCCATGATGCTTTCCCAATACTTCTTAGTGTAGTTTTCACCAAGCTTGATAGCTGTATCAATGGAGTTGTTGCGGAAGAAGGGGCGCTGCTTGAGTTTACGCATCTGGGAGCGAGAAAGCTTGTGACGTTCGATAGTAAACTCACACTCTTCCATGTTAGCTGCGTCAGGATCAGGGTAGAAGTTCCAAATAGAAACGTGTGCAGTAGTAGGAACTGTTTTGATCAAAGGTTCGTAGTCACCTGTATCAGTCCAATTTGGATACTCTTTGTTGACTGCAAGTGGACCTTTCAAGATACCGCTACCAAACACTACCTGTTCAAATGCAAACATACGCAACTGCTTGGAAGCACCAGACTCGTCAAGCTGATCCTTAATCTTCTTCTCCATCTTCTTAGCTGCAATCATAGCAGGAGAAAATGTCACAGAAGTAGGAGTAGTTCCCGGCCCTTCAATTAGACGATCAGATACAGGTGCAAGTTTCTTACTAAGAGAGCCGAGACGATCCTGCAGTTGCTGAATAGTCTCTCCCTTCTTTAGCTTCATGTCTTCCTTGCTAAAGGCAGCTTTAAGCTCTTGAGCGCCCTGCTCTGCTTGCGGAGAAATGTCAAAGCTAACATCTTCAACCACGCCATCAGGCAGTACAGTAGGATTAACAGATAGAGGAAAGGAAGCTGATCCAAACAGTACGTCACAAATTTGTCCGTAAGCTGCCTGAACTTTGCTTTTAGTGACTTTAATGAAAACACGAGACTTTTCCGTTTCAGTGAATTGTACATCAGGGCCATAGATACCACGATAGTTACGGTAAGCTTCAAGCCACCGCTGTTCATCGTTATATCGTGCAGTTTCACTTGCATTAAATTGATCCATGACGTAAGAGACGATTGTGCCACTCTTAACGTCTACCAGATCATTCTTCTTTGTATCTTCGAGTGCAGCAGACTCGTCGCTATCAAAGCTATTTTGTGGGTCGTTCATATGTTTTCCTTAGTATCCAAACGTGTTATCGCTAGCTTGAAAGCCGCTACTTGAAGTGGTAGGATCATAGTCCCACAAGCCACTGCGAGGTCTACTCATGCAGCCATAGCGAAGAGCATCATAGCCGTGGTCGTTAGCATTAGTGTCAACATCTTCTGGGTTATTACGAGAAAGAGGCAAAGCAGGAAGTTCTGCAATAATATTAACACAAGTGTTAAAAAACACAAGCCTTGGTTCACCTGTGTTTGGATTAACCTGCAAGCGACGGTGAATTTCGTTCTTACCCGCTACACGAGAGCCTTTGCTTCGATCAGAGGGACGCCAGCGGCAACCTTTCATAATCATCTGCTCAGCCAATGATGGTCCAGTGTCACCACGTTTATGCCACAACGAAGAGTCAAGCACTCCATAGCGCATAGACTCATTTCGTTCAATATCGTTGATCATATCTGCCAAGTCTACTGCTGTAACTTTAGAAGTATAAAGCTCTCGGTAAACTATGAGTTGCTCATCTGGCGCAATAGCAAACCAAAGAACAGCAGTTTTACTGCCGTAGCCATAGTCAGCAGCCCTAAAGCGAACCCAATCACGAGGAATGTCGAAAGGCTCAATTACATGTATCTTTCTGTTAAACTCAGTAAAAGCTGCACCTTCACTAATATCCCAATCACCATAAAGCATCTGTTTGCGCTGGGCTTCTGGAAGCGACAGCAGCATAGCTTCATATTGACCATCTTTAGCTAGATAGGGGTTATCAAATAGTGTAGCTGGAATAAACCTACGCTTATAAAGTGTCTTACCTGCTTTTGTGTGTCCTGCAGGATATCGCAGCACCTCACCTGTCTCAAAATCTACAGCAGGAAATGGGGTATTATATGGTGCAGGAGACACAAAGCCCTTCTTTACCCACGCCATTCCAGCGCCACCGGGGTTGGTTGTGTTGCCAGACACCCACACAAAGCCCTTTTGACGAATAATAAAGTTCTCTGTATCTTGTACACCAATACAATACACTTTGCCTTTGTAGTGCTCGTAAGCCGTGTCGTCTCTTCCGTTAGCGTTTTTATCTACTTTAGTAGTATCTGCACTCCAAGTAAAATACACTACGTATTTATCATTGTGATTTGGATTAGTAGATGGATACATTTTTACTTGAGTCTTGTATCCTAGTTTAACTGCAATCTCCTGCAGATCATCTACTAGTTTAGGTGAGCTAGTATGAGCAGAGCAGTTGTTTTCAGATTGTCTGTGTCCATCTCCTAGGATGTACGCATCAAATGCAAGTTGTAGCTGTTCTTTGCTTGCCTTTGCTAGAAACTCCCGTGGGAAATGCTTCTGATGAGCTTTGCCAAGAGGCATCAAATGCTCTCTTAGTTCTTTGCTGTTAATCTGGAAGTCTCCATTTTTACAGTAGCATACATTGCAGCCAGACGCCTCCATTACACGACGAACAAAGGCGTGATTAAACTCTTTGTTTTGAGTAATGACGACTTTATAGTTGCCGTTTACGGGGGTAGTGTTTATGCACCCCTCTGCTACGTACAAGCCTATAAACTCCGCATAAGTGTCAGCAGAGAAGTTAAGAACAGTAGGAGTGTATCCTTGTGCTGTGTAGGAAGATGATGTACGCACAATATTTACTGACTTACCACTATGCTCATTATAGCGAATCATAGTATTTGCAGAACTGCCATACTTTTTGTACACAACTCTGTGATCTGGTGTCATGGACATATACAGTGTCTTTTTGCGGATGCGTACTAATTCTTCATCTACATCATACTCATAGTACCCTGTGACTTTCTTCTCAACTAGACTACCACTAGAGTCCAAAGAAAATACAATATCTCCTTTAGTTACTTTAGTTATATCTACCCACCCACTAGGAGTAAGGACTTCTCCTTCATCTACACACGCGCGCATGTATAGCTTAAGATCAGGATCAGCAGTACGAAGACGAGAACCCATATAACTGAAGGCATAAGGAGTGGCCCATTGGGTTAGCTCATCAAAACCAATCCAATTAAATGCAAGACCCCTATATCTTTCAACGTCAATGTCTCTGTCTAGAAAGCTCATCCATAGAGTTGCACCACGCGGAGTTGTCCACTGCTGCTTTCTCTCACTCCAAACAATACCCGGAATAGCTTTAGGATACAAATCTTGAGACTTAGTGATAAGCTCTCGTAGTTCTTCCGTAGTGTGACGCACAAGTAGACCTGAAAAGTTGGGGTTGTTCATATCACGTAGAGGGTCAGCAAGCATAGCGTAGCTCTTACCGCCACCACCAGCGCCTCCATAAAGAACTTGTCTTTCAGAAGCACTCAGAAATTCCGTCTGAGGCCCTTCATTTGGCTTAAACACAACGTTCTGTGCATCATACAAATCAAATGCTGCCGCCACAGGAGTAGCAGGTACTGTTACGTTAAAGCGTAGTTTAGCTTCTTTTTCAGCAGCTTTCTTACGCTCTTCAACTTCCAGCTTCGTCGGTCTTCCTCTTTTTCGCCCCTGTACGCCTGTGCTCAAGGGTTTCGATTTGTTCGATGATCCTTTGAAGCTTTTTGGCGTAATAGCGTTTAAGGGTAGCGACTGTTTTACGTTTTCGCTCAACTTCTATCCTTCGTTTTAGTCCAGTATGCGATATGCTTCTACCGCTTTGTGCTGACAACCAAGCAGCTACATCACGGTAACTATACCTCTTTACGTGAGACTTTGCAAGCTCTAAAAGCTCTAGCTCTTTACTAATCGGATTAAGCCACTCTGAATCTTCTGCATCAATCTCATAACCAAATGGTACCTGTTTCTGATACGTAAGATTAGGGATTCGTTCCCACTCGGAGCGATACTTAGCAGTAGGGTCTTCTGGCAACGGTAGCTGCCAAAAGCCCAAGTCTTCACGTTCTAGTCGCTCAGTCCTCTTCATCGTCTGCAGCATTCTTAGGTGGCAGAATGAAGATAGCGGAGCTACCAAGATCAACTTTCTCAGTCTTAGCAAAGCCAGTGCGATCAAGAATATCACGAGCAGCAATCATCTTATCACGAAGACCAAGAGTAGTAGGATCGTCCAAAGCTCCTGACATAGAAATAGCCGCTTTAGGTGCAATACGCGCCAAGTAGCTACGTGTAGCATCCGCAATCTCGTCTTTGAGAGTATTAACAATGTAGGAGGTGCTTGTAGTGTCGCTGTAGCCTGCCATTTGTTTAGCTACAAGTACATCACCGTTGGCACCATCAAATAGCACCTCAAGGAAAAGCTGTTGTTGTTCTGTTAGATTACGTGCCATAGTTTATCCAATCGGCCTAAATACTTCTTCTACTGTACACAAAACGTCCATATTAGGTGTACCCGCTGCTGTAACTGTTACTAGCATTTTGTCTCCGGGTTCCATTACAATGAAGCCGTTGCTAAGCTGCACATATTCACCAGACACCATGTTCTTGCCACCAATAATGGCAAAAGTGTCACTGTAGCGTGTTCTGTACCAGCTAATAGCTAGCGTAGTATTACCGTCCGCATTAGCTGCAAATAGCAAGTGCATATAAGCATTACAGTTAGCGGGACATTCATACAAGGTATACTCTGTGCCAGACACGTTAGCTGAGACGTTGTACGAAATGTAGCGTGTTGATTTAGCTGAGAGTGAACCTTGTAATCCTGCCATTTAGCACTTACCTTTTTGTTTCTTTACCATGCCGCCTTTAGCGTAACGGCCTACTTTACCTGCTTGTGCAATAGTTGAAGCTGCAGGCTTTTTAGCTTCGGTGCTAGCCTTAAACGACTCATTACGAATAGCAGCGCCTGCCAGAGTACGTGGCAAACCTTTAGCTACACGCTCTTCTGGTGTCATAGAGTTATACTCTTCCCTAGTAACAGTGTTCAGTGCAAGCGTATTAGCAATAGTGAAAGGACCAGCTACACGAGGAGACGAAATAGGACGACGAGGCTGCTTAAATGTAGCCTTATCGATACCCTTCTTAGCTACAGCAGCAACATCAACTGTAGACTTAGGCGGGGTGCGTCCACCAGTGCCGCCAATAGGAGCAGTGGTAACATCACCCTTGCGATAGCCTTTCATTGCATCCTGAGTAGGCTTAGGAGCAGCTTTGGCCGCTTTGGTAGGGGTAGCTGCCTTAGCTTTAACAGGAGCAGCTTTAGGTGCCTTTAGTGCAGCTTTCTCAGCAGCAGAAAAGAAGCGGCGGGTCTTGTTAGTCCCACCTTTAGGTTGATTCTTTGCAAGCACCCACTCAAAGTCTACGCCTTCTTTGTAGTCAGCCATAGTTATTTACCCTTCTTAGCCATACCGCCACACGCCATACAGGTAGGCTTCTTAACAGCACCACCTTTAGCCATCTTCATGACTTTGCCACACTTAGGACACTCAGAACCTTTAGTGGAACCATATTCGCGTTTGCGTTCTTTCGGCCCTTCACCTTTTTCATGCTTCATCATTGCAGCTTTAGTTTTATACTTCTCACCAGTTTTGGATTCTTTGATAGCCACGATTACTTACCTTTTTTTTTCGGTACAATAGGCTTGGAAGAAGATGCAAATTTACCCTTTTTAGCATATGTCTTTGCAGACTTACTACCAGAACGCACAGTTGTGTACTCTGTACCAAGTTTTTCGTCTGTGGTGCCATACTTTTTACCTGCAGCAGAGATTTCTCGCCCTGTACCAAACTCAACACCTCCTTTTTGTGTGACTTTGCGCTTTGCTTTTGGGCTAACCAAAGCAGCACTTGAGCCGGAGCGTCCTGAATATTTAGTTACAAATTTATCAGCCATGATTACTTTCCTTTTTGCTTCTTGACTTTACCCGCTTGGCTAAGCGCAATAGCGATAGCTTGCTTGGGATTCTTTACAGTGGGAGCTTTTCGTGGCCCCTTACCATCTGGGTCTTTACCTGCGTGTAGCTTACCTGCTTTGAACTCTTTCATCACAGCAGAAACTTTATTTGACTTCTTCATTGTAGTTCCTTTTATAGTGGTACATTAACACTACAGCCACCTACTACAGTAGCCACAAAGTCAATAGGATCAGGTACAGCGTCTATAGCTTCCTTTGCTGCTCCCGCTACGATAGCAGAGACACAACCAAGCTCCCTGCTATCTGTAACTTCTGTTACTACTTGGCTTATAGCTAGTCCTGCACCAAAGTGTAACGCTTTGTCACAGCCTGTTACAGCAAGTAGAGCCATTAGTAGTAATGTACGCATGTTACACATTGTAAGCTACACGCTGCAGATTGTTTTCAGCTAAAGTTGCTGTCCAGTGGTCATATGGCATAACAGTGTCGTTGAAGCTATGTACCATTACACTAAGCAAAGGAGCAGCTTCTGGTGGGGGGTTTTCCATTAGTAGCAGAAACCCCGGACCTACTTCGGCGCAGCAGCCCCAATGCGTTGCAGGCTCGCTACCAGAGGCGGACAGAGGCACAGAGAAGTTGCCTTCGCCCCACCCCTGCGCGACCCCGAATGCGTTACCAGCGTTGCGATATGCGGCTGGCAGGATCAAAACTGCACTGGTCATAGCGTCACCTCCGGCGTGTTGCGGGAAAGCAGGCTTTCGACCCGTGCGATGGTAGCGGCGTCAAGGTTCGGCCCAAAGCGGACAGCATGGCCGAAGTCATAGCCGTTGAATGGCAGCGTGGTGCCGCCACGGGCGTAGATATAGGCGGGGTAGGCTAAGTAGTTGCCTGTGCCTTGGTCGTTCGCAGATGTTGCAACCTGCAACCCATTAATGCGGAGTAGGCACCTATCGGTGGAGATATCCGCTTCTGCCGATACAATGCCAGTTACAGGCGCGCTGTAAGTCGTGGATGTTACATCAGCAGCAGACGACGACGTACCCTTCACAAACCACCTAAATTTGTTTGCACCACCCGCCGAAGGTGCAAACAAAGTAAATGCTCCGTTATTAGCGTCTATTGTTGCGCTATGCTCAATGACCACAGCAGTCGCCG